GTATGCACATTAGTAAAAGCAAAAATACATTTAATTCACAAGGTACTTGGGGTACAGCCATAGAACAAATGCATTGTCCTAATGCAGACATGTTACACTTATTTGATCAAAGCGGATATGACTTATGTCCACTTGAGCAAGAATATGCTAAAAAGAACATAGGCGAAGCAGACTTTGTACGTTACAGAAGAGCAATAGCAAAACCTTGGTTCGAGTCACACACAACTAGTGGTCCTCACATCAACCATTCATATTTGTTTGAACGCAAAGGTTATCACGGATATGCTCTAGAACAGTTAGGGCATTGGGCAGAAGGTAATCATCTTATACACAAAATGACTCAACTTAAACCTAAGTGGGGGATTGATATCAGTTTAGATTATGTTGATGATAGTAGATATAATACTATGGAACTATTTCATTACGAATGGGACAGCGACAGCATAGATGATGTAGAACAAAAGAAATCTGCAATAGAAGAACTACTAAAAAATACTGATTGGAACAATTTTGCTAAACAAAAGATTGCTAAAAAATCTGAATGGGCACACTTAGATTTTGTTGGGCAAAGTGAATGGACTACTAAATACTTAGGCTTACCAAAAGAGCGATTTAAGTTAGTACCATGGAATATATAAACAAACTATCATTACAAATAGATCAAAAACAACTTTTAGAAGATGTTGAGTATATACTTGGCTTAACTCCACTGTGGCCTAACCAACAAATCAGTTTAACCAGTGTAACAGGTAACGATGATTGGGAGTGTAGTATTGGTAAAATAGCAGATTTACAGCATAAAGAAAGCGACTTTACTGTAATCAATAACAGCATAAAAGACCGTTATATAGGTGAATTAATAGAAAGTTTAGCACCTAATTACTGTAGATGGCGTATAATGAACAAAGCAAGACGTACTTGTTATAGTGTTCATCATGACGGTACAGACCACGTAATGCGCCTACATATACCCGTTATAACAAACGATCAAAACTTTTTAATGTTCTATACGGAGAAGCCTGAAGCAACTGACACAGGCACAGATATAAGTATTAAACATTATAATTTAGAACCTGGAAATGCGTACTTGATGCGTACTAATTATTTACATTCTGCAGTAAATTTCAGCAATGAGGATAGAATACATATCGTAGCAACTCAATGTTAGCCTACTAATTTTTTGTATTCTTGATACCCACCAATTTTATCACCGTCTACAATGATTTGTGGGAATGTTCTTGCTCCTGGAAAAGTTTCCATTAATGCTTCTCTGTCAAAATCAACATCTAACATTTTAACTGTTAAGTCGTGACCTTTTTGTTCTGCTAATGCTTTTGCCATATCACAGTATGGACATTGTGGTTTGCTATATATTTCAACTTTCATGCTTTTATTTATGCCTTACAAATGTACATCCATTGACCTCTTGGATGGCCTACTGGACCGTTAAATAATGGTGTTAATCCACAACTTGTAACAATTTTATTCATGTGTTGTTCGCTGTAGAATACATCCTGTTTTGAATGTGTAGTTTGTTTACTTGCTTCGCCTTCATCAAATCCTTCTAATTGGAAGTATGTAAAATAAATCTTTCCATTAGGCGATAGTGTTTCTTTCACATTCTTTAAACAATGTTTTATATCGATTAAACTAAGATGTGACATTAAACTTTGACACCATGCAAAATCAACTGGCTTATCTACAAACGTGCAATTAAAAATATTGTTTACTGAAAATTTAGGATTTTTTTCAAAAACAATTTCTGGTGTTAGTACGTCATTTAATCCATACTCTATAAGTTCAGGCATTCTGTCTAACCCAAAATAATTACCTGACTCTAGATAGGGTATAACATATTGGCCTGTTCTTAATGCTCCACAGCCAACATCAAAAAATATATGATGAGTTTTAAGTCCATGATACTGTAGGTAATCAAAGTGATCTTTACCCATTAAGTCAAAATCTAGTCGACTTTCTGACCCTACAAATTCTATTGCACCGTCTCTAGAAATCTTATCAATGTATTGCTCTTGCTTTGTAGCCGCCATAGTAATATTTATCGTTTAATACTATGATATTTATGGTGGGTTTAACTTACGCCGCTTGGGTCTTGATCTCTGTCGTCGTAATAGTCTGGGTCTGATACTTCGACTTCGCCTTGTGTGCCGTCTTTGGTCATATCATCTCCTGGTGGTACTTGCATTGTGTTTTCTAAATAATGGGCACAATCACTTAGATATGCTCCTGCTTTAGTAATCTTTGCTTGCCACCAATTTGGGAAATCTGAATCTGGCAATTCTTTAAGAGTCTTTGCAATCTCTACACTATATTTTCCCATTTGATAAAGTTGTCTTCTAATCATGTCTCTTTCGTTATCAACATGACCTATTGCTACTTTAACACTATCACTACTACCAGCATCTTTTTCGTTCAACACATCTGAATAGATGCCTGCTAATTTTTGTAATTGTTTTAAATCTTCTTTGCTGACTTTACTCATTACATTTCCAACTGTTTAGTCATTTCTTGACCTGCAAATTTTTGCACAGTCATTCTATACGCCTCTCCGGCATTGGCTTTTGAGCCTCTTTGTCTTTTTACTTCTTGCCAAACATCGTAATAATATTCAAGACCTTTTTCGCCGTAGTTTTTTTCTACTTCGTCACGGTATTTAGCAAATGTACTCAATGCATCACCACCTACATCTATATCAGCACTTTGTTCTTCTAAACCTGCTAGATGTCGCATTCTTTGTAAGTCTTCATCTACATCATGGTCCATTTCACCGTGGTCTTTCCAATCTGCATTGTCAACTAATTGCTCAATGTATCCATGAATGATTTCGTCTCTGTCGTCGTCCATGTGTAAACTATGATCTCTAGCAAACTCGCTCATTTCTTGATCAAGTTCTTCTATTGAACAACCAATTGCTTTACAAAGTCCTTCTTCGCCGCCTTTGTCGTATGCGTCTACTAGTTCATTGTATGCTTCTTCTTCACGACTTTGTTCTGCACTTGCGTCAAAACTTTCGTCTTTCTTCTTTTTATCTTTGACTGCTTTTTTCATTGGCTCTTCTTTGTCGCCATCGCCGTCTATGTCAATGTAGTCTGGTTTTGCACCTTTGCTTTCTAATGGTGCACCTTCTGGTTCTCTATTTTGTTGCTCTACATATTCTTTGGCACCTTCTATGCCTTTGTCAACTACTAATGTGATGTAGTCTTGGACAACTTCGTTAGCATATTTGTCGTCCCAATCTTCTGCATTATCTACTATTAATGCTTCTAAATCTTTTAAACATTCTTCTTGATCTTGGCATGTCATGATAACATCTTCTGCATCTGTCATTGCCATATCAAATGCATTACCGCCTTCTGATACTGGTGTAACTCCGTAGTCATGTCTAATATCATTCAAGTCTACTGACTCTGATGCTTTTCTATCTTTGTAAATTCTTCTTAATTTTTGTCCTGCGCCTATGGCATCATCTTTAAAATCTTGTAATACTCTTTCCATGTAACCAGTTAATCGTGACTTAATACCAGATGCATTTAAATTGTTTTTTCTTAGAAAATTATCTAATGCAGTTGCAAACATATCAGCACCTTCGTACCCTGCAAATGCACCTGCTATGCCTCCTGGTACACCACCTAATGATGATCCTCCAGCGGCACCACCAATGGCTCCGCCTGCCTTAGTAAGTTTTCTTAAAATACCTTCTTTTTCTATTAAGTGAAATAAGAATTGATCTTCTAATTCTTCTTTTGTAAATGTTTTACCACCTACTGTAAATTTGTCACCTTTCTTAGTTTCTCTAGCCTTTTTGCCAAATAGGTTACCTTCTTCTACATCACCTTCTTCTACTAAACCTTTTGAATTAGCAAATTCGATCATGTTTCTTAGACCTTCTTCTTGCTGTATTGCATCTAAAAACTTTTCTCTAGGTGATTTTTCTTCTGCACCTCTATTGGAACCTAGCATGTTAACCATCTTTCTTAATGCTTTTGCTTCACCTACACTTACTTCCATTTCTGAACCGTCATCTGTTTTTACAGTTGCTTTAGGATTTTTAATGTCATCGCCATCTTTGGACATTTCGTCACTGTCAATAATTTTACCTAATTGGTCAAACATTGCTAATTCTTTGTAGCCTGGATTTACAGCATAATCATCGTCTTCTGAATCTACTTCCTGTAAACCTGCCATTTTACGCATGTAATTTAAGTCTAATATTTCTTGTTCAGTTATCATAAGTTTCTCTCGTATAAGTTTAAATAGGTCTTCGTTGTATTTATCATATAAGTCCACAAAAACCTGTTTTGCTAGTTCTTCGTCTCCTTTCATTAGTTCTCTAATTTGACTAGCACTATCTAAATCGTGTCCTGCTATTTTAAATGGAAAGATAGGAGCAGTCATTATATAACCATGCTCAGCCATACTTTTCATGTCATCTTCGTGTGTAAATTTTTGTAAATATGCAGGATTACCGTCCTTTTTAATAGACATTCCCGTATTGGGGAAGTTAAATCTTGGGTCATCAACCATATCTTTTTCGCTAACAACCATAATCAATCCTGTGTCACTAGCAGTAAATTTCTTGCCAAACTGGTCTATATATTCTTGTCCGTTATATGTATTCCTTACCTGTAAAACATTGTTTCTATCAATGCCTAACAGTTCCATAAAATTTAATTTGTCTTGAAAATTAAATGGTGATTTGCCCGGTTGAACTTTATCTGTAGTAGCAATATACACATTGGGCCAATCTTTTTTAAGATGATCGAACACTGATTTGTGTCCTTTATGAAAAGGCTGGAATCTACCTGGGTATACTACTATGATATTTGAACGGTCCATAGTAGTATTTATCTCTTTTTCTAATCTATCTGAACTACCTTGATTGCTTCAGCAGTAGTATATGGTGATTTATGTGCCATTGGATCTTGTTGATCTACAATATTTGCATCTCTGTATTTTTCTGCACCTTTTTCGTTGATTTCAATAAATGGTATTTCTTCTTGTGGCAATTCATCGTCACTCCAGATTGCCTCTACAGGACATTCTGGTTCACATAAGGCACAGTCAATGCATTCATCGGGGTCAATGTAAAGCATGTCAGGTCCTTCATAAAAGCAATCCACTGGACATACTTTTACACAGGCAGTATCTTTACAGCCTACACAAGGACTTCCAACTACAAACGTCATATCAGTATTTCTTTTGGTTTGTGTAAATGCAATGAATCAGGTGTTACTTGACCAGTAATAGTTAAACTCCATCTAGGCCAATAACCTACATTACCGGTTGCATGATAGATGCCTTCTTTCCAGCAATGTATGTCGCCTATCTGATATTGGTGTAGTACATCATTGCCCACTGATACATAGTGTCCCCATTTCCAGTCATTGAGTTGAACTAAGTAACGTATTACTTCAGTGTCGTCGCTAACTTTAGCAAAATTACGTCTGTAATTATTATAACTGTCTCTATGCCATGGAATTGCTTTTCCTGGTGGTTGTTCTAAAAACATTATTTGCGGATTTTTTAATCCACTTAATTCGCCCATTTTACGAAACGTATCGCATACATTCCATGTTTGTCTACCGCCTGTATTATGTGGAGTAAATCCTGCACGAGTTAAATCGTTATGATATCCTTCCATTATTTCTGCGGCTTCTTTGTTGTAGGGTGTGCCTTTGATACTTACTTCATCGTATGCATCATCGTCACTTAAGGCGTCACTAGACGCACTTACAACGTCTGTAAGCAACGTTTTAGGATTAGATATGTACTTTCCTACATACTGTACATCAGACTCTTTAGACGCAGGATCGTAATGCCAATCAAAGTTTTCTTTATTCCATTGCCAATAACTATCCATACTATTCCTGTGTATCAAAAAAGAATGTTTGAAACAATCTACCTGAATATTTATCTGTTCCAAATCCAGGTAATACACTTCTATGGTAAAGTGACCCTTTGTAGCATACTAATCGATTATATACATTTCCTACAAATGCTATCTGTTCCCATTGGTCCATGTGTTCCTCGCCTAGAAAATCAGAATTATTAAAATCAGATGCAGAATCTTTGACACCGTCCCATTGATATATGCCTGTTGGTTTGTGTCTATAGATACCAGTACCTGATTCTGCAGGTGCATCAGGTGTTAAGTATAATACTGCCGCCCATATGGTTTCATCATGATGTATCCATGTTTTAGATTCTTCTGTAGTAATTTGATATGCAGTATTATATTCTTCTGGCCAGTATGATATGGGTTTTTTAATTACACTATCTTCAAAAAATGTTTTTAAATAATTATGTTGCTGTAGTTCTTCTGGACCTGTTCTGAATCCAGGATAATTGCCTTCTGTTATAAATTCTTTACTTAGGGCAAATTCTCTTACTTCGTCTGGATTATTGTAAAAGTTATCTATTATAAAAAAGTTTAAATCCATTTTGTATTCCTTACTAGTTCTTCAGCCATTTCGCCCCACATTCTTCCTGCTCGTGGACCACCGTTTGCTTTGCCATCGCTTTCTCCTGGTATCTTAATCCACAAAAATGCATCGCATTTTTCTAATCCTGTATCGCATGTAGGTGGCTCACCTAATGCTCTACCTGGTGGATTACACCAATCGTTGCCATGTGGACCATTGCCGTTACGACTAGTATCTATAACATAATAATCTTGTGGTCTTAGTTCGCATATTTTGTTTGCCCACTTTGCCGACTCTATTGTTGTTCTATAGTTACTTACATTAACACTAAACCCTCTTACTTTAGTATTGGTAACTTTATTTAAGAATTGATTTACTTCTTCTGGACTTAACCAATTACTATGCCCTACATCTATATATACAATAGCATTAGTTTGTGTTAAAATTTCTAATGCCTGCTTAATTAATTTTATTCTACTGTTTGCTTCTCCTTTTTCTAAATGAGTTAAATGAGGTATAGCATCAGGTTCAAAAATTACAATTGGCTTGTTGTTGCCTATACCATTAGCAAAATCTTGTATAAATTCTAAATATTCATCATGTGTTTGGGCACCACCTTTGCTGTATTGACCTATGTCCCTATTAGGCATATTATATACTACTAGCACAGGCATCTTGTCGCCACTGCGTTTGAATAATCTGCGTAAACTTTTATCTAATCCTTTTATAGGTTTGGCACTACGATTACCGTACCATAGACTTAATGGATGTTTAAAAATCTCTTTTGAAAGTGGATATTTGTCTTGATAGTCTTTTACACGATTCCAATCAAAGACCCAAAAAGGATAATTCATTTCTGTCTAGTCCTATAAGGTTTATAGTACCAGACACTATCTAATAATGTCCATACTGCTAAATCATTGTCTGTAGCAAACTTTGTAATTGCTTTTGTGCAAGGGGCACATCCGTAATCATGTCCTGCTAAGATACCGTTTGGTTTTAATAACTTTGAAAATTTAATTAATTCTCCTATTACATTACCATATGTATGATCACCATCTAAGAATATTAAATCAAATTTTAAATCGTTGTCAAATTCGACATCTAGAGACTTCTCATGATACATAAAAATATTATCTAGATGGTTTGTGTTTTGTCTCCATATATTTTTATCAGACTCTATATTTTCATATACAGTCTTTCTATCATATCCTATTAGGTAATCATTGTGTTTTTCGTTAGTCCATTTATCAACACAATATAAATTAGAGTCTTGCCTTGCTTCTTTTAATGTGCAAGTAGTACTGCCTAAAAAACAGCCAATCTCTAATATATTGCTATTGCTTGGTAACGTATATGCTAATTGATAGATAGATTCTAAATCTGATTTAGACATAAAACTAGGAATGTCGTATATGTATTTAGGTATCATACACGATTTACTGATCTTTTCATCTTAGAATACTTTTTAATCAGTTTATCTCTTTTCTTCAGTGCTCTTTGTAATTTAAAATCGCTTACATAAGTGAGATTTAGTATGCCATGTAGATGATCTGTTTCATGCTGAAAGCAACGAGAATCCATACCAGTAAGTTCCATACTTTGTTCTTCGCCTTTTCTATTTTGAAAAGTTACTTGTACGCCTTCTGGTCTAGTTATGTGGAAAAATAATCCTGGAAATGTTAGACAACCTTCTTCTAATGTAATTAGTTCTTCTGACACATTTAATATTTTAGGATTATATACTGCAATATTTCCTTCTGTGCTGTGTCTCATTACAAACATTTTTACTGGATTACCCAGTTGCGGTGCGGCTAAACCTATCCCTAATCTTTCATGCATTAGTGTAAACATTTCTTGCTCAACTGTTTGCCACACTATGTCAGTGCTTAATGGGTCAATTGTACATTCATTCCTTAATGCTGGATGTTTTGGATCTACTAGTGTAGTATTCCATTCTTTTGCAAACTCTAATTTAGCCATGTCAATGTGTTGTTTTTGAATTTAATTCTATCACTTTCTTTATAATCAGGATATTCGTCACCATAGTATGGATCTAAGTGATAAATGTATGCCGGGCCTTCTGTGGTATTTACTAAGTCTCTGTGATAAAAGTTTTTTGCTCTATCGCCTTGGTGCCCTTCTATCATATCACAGTATTCTAAAAAGTCGTCACCACCTTCATATACTTCGCCGTATATGTCATTGTAACCATTAATAATAACGCCAGGAAACGCACCTAGATCTACCATTGAAAATTTAGAGTCTGTGGTAACTGCTTTACCTAAAAATTCTTTTTCAATTTCTTTAGTCGAATCATAGAAATCGTATATAGGCTTATCTAGACCTCTTATACCGTCAGATTTCAGTGTACCATACACGAATATTTTATGTTTTTCTTGTTCCATAATAACCTTATTATACAACTATTTATAGTAGTTGTCAACTATTTATTTACTATGAGGGGGAAGTTTTGCTTCAACAAAATACTCATGAATTCTCTTTACAGGATTATATTTTTTAAGTTTTAATTTCCTGTTTTCTATCACAAGTGCTTTAGTTTTCACTGCGGTATAATGATAAGTATGATGATCCCTAGTCTCGCCTTCTGGAATTAAGTATACAATAGTTCGTCTTTTATCTTTCTTTGCCATGCTACTATTTATAAACCTGAGCCTAATCCCACGGATTCTTCTCTTATTTTTTTCCAATCATCAAATGGGTCTATTTCACCTGCTTTTACTTTATCAAAATAATCGCTTGTATCTGTTTGACCAATTCTGTTACAGAACCATGCAATTTTGTGTATAACTGCATCTCGCATTCTGATATTATTTTCACTCATTAAATCATTTGGATCTTCTGGATTGCCTTCTGCATATTCTCTGCTTCTAAAAATATCGTCATCGTTGTTTCCAGTAAGATCGAATCGGTCATGAAATACATCTACAGGTATATCTTTAATAATATTTAACGGTTTTGCAATTAAGTTTAGCCATGCATCATTTTGTGCATTCATACTAAACGTACCAATAAGCCTGCACCAGTCTGTGGGTATTACTGGAAATAATGCGTATGGATGTTTGTGATTTGTTTGATTAAATTTTAATAATGCAAATTCATTATCAAATTTTCCAATTTCTAAATCCCAATCTTTAGTTTCCATAATGGCATCGTCATTCCATAACATAAGCCATTCTCCATTTGCCTGTGCCCAAAGTTGATTCATATATTGATGTAAATTTTTATAGCCTAATCTATCAAATAAAACTGCTTGAACGTCTACATTATACTCTTCTTGCATTTTGTTTTGAAAGTCTTCTGACTGTACAAAATCTAATGTTTCTTGATCATCATTATCAATGCCTAACATAATTTCGACATTATCTGTGTTGTTTACGTTTGATAATAAACTATCAATGCTTTTATCTAAAAGTTTTGTTCTTTGTCTTGTTGCTAATAATACACTTATTTTTTTCATTTCTTTTTACTTATTTGTATAGATTTCTGTGGTTGTTCTTGTGGTTGTTCTTGTGGTTTATCTGATGCACCAATAACAAATGGTCGTTGATCCGGTGATACATATTCTGTTTGCACTCTTGCTTCGCCTGTAAGCATTTTTCTTACATTACCATTAAATGTATAATGCCCAACATGGTTAAGACTAACTCTAGGATCTAGCCAAATTTCGCCATCCATTTGTTGCCAACGTCTGCAGAATGTATAATCTTCTGACAAGTAACGCCTTGTGTCTGGATCAATGATACAATCAAATAATGCATACATAAACGGTTCAAACTTTTGGTCAATATTTAGATCATTATTATATTTTGTTTCAGGGTAATGATCAAACATCTGTTGTATGACATCTTTTTTAATTGTCATAAATCCAGTGCCGCCGTCTAACAATTTAATTAAATTGTCTTTTATTTGTACTGATGGCATTTTATTGCCATTTTCATCTTCTTGGAATGCAAAATTAGTAACATAATTCGAACTATGTCCTTCGATTGTTTCCGGTGTTTCATTTAAGCCAGGTGTTCTTGCGGCTTGTAATATACTATCCCAATTTAGTGCTTTTTTAGGATATGCACCTACAATAATTGGTTTGTCATATGCTAACATTCTTAGTACATCTTCTGGATTAAATTCTATGTCAGCATCAATAAACATCAAGTGTGTAGCATCTTTGTTTTCCATAAAGAAACTTACTAGTGTATTTCTACCACGTGTAATTAAACTTTCATTTGCCAGTGTGCTCATTGTAAATTTAACATTAAATCTATTCATTAACAATATAAGCCTAACCATACTTCTTAAATATGGTTCTGTTACTTGTCCACCGTAGCACGGCGTTGCAATGAATAAATGCTTATCTTCAAAACTTTGTACAGGGATTTCTATTTTTCTTTCCAGCAGATTGAATAGTGTTTCCTGCTCTGCTATTTGTTGGGGTGAAAGATTTTCTGATACTATTGATTTCACTTCTGAATTACCTTTAATAGTATTCTGTGCTTTTGCTGGATTGTGTTTTTTATTTCTGGACTTTTTATTTCGTGCCATTTGTATTCCTGTTATATGTGTGTCGCATTTATTTATTAAAATGGAGCCACCGGTCAGACTCGAACTGACGACCTACTGATTACAAATCAGTTACTCTACCACTGAGTTACGGTGGCTTTCTTATTAGTATTTACTTAGGGAAGGTAGACTTATTCAGGTCTTTTGGATACAAACTTGTTAAGTTTTTCTGCTTCTTCAATTACCTCTTCTGCCGTTGGCATATACTCAGGTTTGTTTGCTTTTGCTTGAAGAATAAGTCTAGCCTCTTGGATAAGTTCTAGACGGATTTCGTATGGTGTTTTATTTGACATATAATCTTTTACTATGTTTTAATTGTTACATGTATTTACCATATTTGTTAGATAAATCGTCGTTATACTTTTGCTTTCTGGGTATGGTTTTTGTTTTGTCTTGCTGGACTTTATGACCGTAGGGAGTGTCGTGTGTAAAAAGTTCACGATGCGTTCTAGTTTTCGGAATTGACTTTTTCTTTTTCATAACTGTATTTATTATACAGCAATAATCAAACTTGTCAAGAGCAATAATAAACTTACTGTACCTAGAAAGAAAAATGCTACTAGTAGTGCAAACCAAATAATTGCTAAAGGTTTAATTTCGAATTTGCTATCGGATTCTCTTCCTACACCTATGACGGCTTTAATTGCGTTTTTTATCAAAAGAAAAATGTGTTTAAGTACATGACTGCTAACATTAATCCAAACACTACTACCTGAATTACTGCTGGTATCACAACAAACATTTTCATAACATCAAAGTTTCCTGTCATAAAGAAGTCTTCGCCATTTTGCCACTTGTGAACTTCTTCAGGTGTTGCGTTTTTTATTTGTAAGGTATTGGTGTCCATGGTGCTATCCAGTATTTGTAAATTGTTTTTAAAAGATGTTTAATGTTCATTTTTAGGTTCCAAATAATAAGGTGAATTATTGACATCTCGTAATCCACGTAAAATGCCTGCTATGTTATCAGTTTGTGCGGCAAACAGTAGCATCATATAACATAAAGCATATTTCATGTTACTGGTGTAAGTGCAATAATGCTGAATAAGAATACTGATATGAGTGTAAATAACTCTGCTTTGTCTCTAAGTTTTTCCATCTTTGTCTGTTGTATGTGCCCATAAATAGGATATCACAACACACAACCTAGCATGTTATTAAAATTTTATCTTGAATGTGGGCAAAAATAATATAAAAGTAAGTTATATCCTTTTATACAGTCTATTTATATTATGTTATTGATTTAGTAGGGGTTTTAGGCAGTTTTGAGTATTTGAATATCTTTGGGATTATTACAATGTTCATGTGGACAAACTACGCCTTCGGGTGTCGGCAATTCAAAATCAGATTCAAACACATTACCATATGTTTTAGCACCACACCAACTGCTAACAATATTGCCACGCATGTCGATATTAAAACCTCGCTCGCCTATGTGACACATCATGCCCTGAAATTTGTTTAGTCCTTGATCCATAATTTGATCTGCATTGTAGTAATTTGTTTCTTCAGGTGTTTGATATGTGAATAAAAATCTACTTGGATGTGGCTCTGGTGGAGGCGGAGCATTTGGATCTGGTGGCGGTGGCGGAGGTGTGTCTGGATTTTCTTTCCATGTGGGTAAATTTAATATACGCCAATCATTGCCAGTATAGTCATAAAATGTATCTTGTTTAGCACCAGGACCTAATAGTTTTTTATACATAGTTTTGATTGCAATATTCACACCCCAGTAGTCTTGTACTGTACTATGCTTATATACTGTTCTAAGCCTCTCTGCTAACAGTTCTAGTCTTGGTAAGTAATCTTTTACACCTGCTAGTTGATAACTTGTATACACAGAGTCTTTTATTTCTTCAGCGATTTCTATCAGCGAATCTTCGTCCATTGATTGTGGGTGGTAACTGATCACTAAATCATCAATTAAATGTTTTGCTTTACTCCACCAATTAACTGTTCTGCTACCATTAGTAAAAATAATGTTATGCCCGTTGTACTCTTTTACTTTTTCTAATATTTCTATAAAGCCAGGTATAACTGTAACTTCGCCGCCAATAAATTCAAAGTTTACTACTTTGTCTTGTTCTTGATAGTGTTTACATATTTTTTCTATAATGTCTATATACTTACTTGTATCGTGCCAACCTAAACTGCCATCATGTAATTGTGCGGGGCAGTATTCACATTCAAAGTTACAACTATTGCCCATACTCCATTGTATAGTGATATCTTTCGACAGTACCTCTGGTCTAGGTCCATGTACTTTAGTTGGATACATTTAGTTCCTTGGTTACATATATGTTAGGTCCAAACTCCATGCCTTCGTCAAAATAGTTACCTACAGTTTCAAAGCCAAATTTAGTATATGCCGGTAAGGCACTTTTACGAGGTATGCTCCATATCATATTGCACCCTTCTTTGATTGCTTGTTTTTCTGTAGCATCAAATAACATTGTCGATATACCTCTTTTTCTGTATTCGGGTCGTACCCATATACCTCTGCTTCTATAGATATTATCCTTTGTTCTGTGTCCGCTGTTTACTCCTACTATCTCTTGCCTTAGAAAGATAGCAAAAAAAGTTGGTGTATAATTAAAAATATCCATATCGTATTCTAATGGATTGCCGTCAAATGGCCAAGTCATTGCACTATGAGTTTCAATTGGACTTACTCTATTTTGCCATAAATGTTTTTGCCATATATGACAAATAGTTTCAAATGATATATTGGTTGTTTCCACAGTAGTATTTATTTTGTGCGGTCAAAAAAATAGGCTGTTCCCAGCCTACTTTTTTATAAAAAATATTTTATTTTAACTGTCTACCTGCATACTGACCTGAGCCATAAACAACTTCACTTAATGTTCCGCCGTCGTTTACAAAGTATGTTTCATTACCTGCAGTTCTTTCTTCTTCTGTAATTTCGCTACCACCAAATAAACTTACTGAAAAGTGTCTGTTATATTTTGTGTTATCGCTTTTAGTTGCAGTTAGAATAAAGTTATATATTGTTGTATTACTCATAGAACCTGTTACACTGGTATTTGCTGTAATATTCCAACCTGTTGACGCATTACCATTTAATTCTAATGCTGGTGGCATTGCGGCAAATTCTGAACTGGTAATTTCTGTTACAGTATTAGCAACATCTAAACTAATATCAATGTCGCCAGCACCTGTAAGTAAAAAGTCTCCTAAGTTACCAGCGGCTGTATTCCATACAGTTGCATAATATTCGTTTTCTGCAAACACGATGTTATTTGGTGTACTACTGTATAATGCTGGATCTTGGAAAAGTAGTCCAGTTAATGATTGCTCGATAATTAGTTCTTTGAGTGCATTTCCTGTTGCTCTACTACTTCCAAATCTTTCAGAAGACATAGCACCCATACCTGCAACTATGGCACAAGATAAACTTGTTCCACTACCTGTAGTTTTTAGATCATCGCCTGTAACGCCTGTATAATCGCTGTCATTTAATCTATTGCTGATGTCTGCATAGTTTACTGCAACACCTGGAGCAAATACATCAACTTCTTCACCACCGTTTGTTTGTAGTCCAGTACCTTGTTCTACAATAGCACCTGCATCATTTGAGAATGAAGGTACGTTATCTGAACTGTCACTTGCGCCTACTGTTAAAATTTCGTTAATGCCTGCTGGTGAATAATTATCAACATCTCCACCGTTGTTACCTGCCGCGGCAACCATTAAGAAGCCTTCGCGATTTTGCATTAAGGAAACATATCTGTCTAGTACTTGTGATTTTGGAAAACTCCATGCCATGCATACAGTTGGTGTATTAGTATAAGTCGACCCACTGCCATCAAGAAAGTTAATGTCTGCTAATCTTATTGCTTTAAAGGCATTTAGTACATTTTCTAATTTGATAGCACCGCCATCTACTGAAGGGTCGGAAATTTTAACAATTCCTATTGTGGCATCTCCGGCTACACCGTATGTAGCACCATTTATTAAACTAGCCATTGCTGTTCCATGACCGTGTTTGTCTGATGTATCAAAATCTGTACCGGCGTTGCCGTCTTCTATAAATTCAGCAAATCCACCGGGTGATTCTAATACTGAATATATAGGTTCAAAACTTTTTCCTGAGAACTCTGGGTGTCCTGTGTCTACACCACTGTCCATTAGATATACTATTGAGTTATTTCCTGTATATACAGGGTCAAAAGTTGTTCTTAGTGGTAAGTTTCTAGTTACTATTCTTTGTTTGTGCCATTCGCTTGTTGCTTCACTAATTAATAGTGTGGCATCTGCTTGGTCCGTTACATTCTCTGATGCAACGTAACCTGTTAGTGATGAAATGCTACTTATGTTAGTCTCGTCAATACTAATTTTATACATACCAGACTTGGCATGATCAAAACTACTATCTATTGTTGCACCTGCACCCGTAAGTGCAGATTCTGTTGCAGACTGGTCAAAAGAAACAGAATCACCATCTATGTGTTCGTGTTCAAACGATACGATATATGATTTAACAGCCATTTTATTATCCCTTCAATATGTTAATAATTAATAAATCCTTAAACTTGTCAATATTGCGTTTCAGCAATGGTTGTCTAAAATGCTTATCGAACACTTGTAGATAAGGATCGTTACCTATATATTTATCTGCATACCAAGTTTTTAGTGCCTCAAAACCAGTGAATTTGACAGCCTTATGGCCAACAGTATTGAATATATTTTTATACAAATGTATTTTAATATTGTATTCTTGATCCCATGCATCAACACCTGCACCTCGCGAAACGTCTCTTCCATATTTCTTGTTTAAATCTTTGTATGCATCTGTAGATAATTGATCTATAAAATGATGGCTTCTATAAAAATTAAAAATACTATCATCGTTTCTTAAATCTAAGGCATATCTATAAGATAGATATTTTGTACTTAGCCTATCAACAGATACAATGTCATTTATACTGCCGTTTGGTGCACTTGATGTTTCTATAATAGGTCCGTCTATTGATTCAAATACCTTTAGTAATGGTAAAAATTGTGGAGTAACACAATGATATTTTTGTGCTGTTTCTAAGAAATCACCGCTATCAAAAAACTTTAAAATATCAAAATCTATTATTTCAACATCGTCAGCAACATTTTTTATTTCATAATCATTGAATATAATGCCTTGGGATTTGTATCGTATACACCATGGTTTAAACGCAATGTCCTTGCGTTTAAGCAGGTTATACAATGTAGTGCTATCAATACCACCACTTATAAAAACATTATGGGGTTTTAATTCTAATCTTTTTCTGTATACTTTTTCAAACAGATCGTCAAAGTTTTTATAATTAAGATCTTTTTTAATAGTAGAAACAATGTACTCATTGGTATCATCGAACTCTGATAAATTTTCGTTTATATTTGCACGAGTATTAATTGCTTTTTGTCTTTCAATTTCGCCGCCAAGATATAAAATGTCTTTTTTATATTCTTTAAGTTCGGTGTCATCTATGTCGTCACGCAAAACTTTAAAATATTTGCGTTCGTCTAGTTCACATTTGTTATTAAATAGTTTATCCAATGTTAGTTCTACTTGCGCCGCCGGATATACCGTGCATACAAGTAGCACTATCGATCCCATCTCTGGCGGCTGGTTTACCTTCTATATTTACTTTACTGGAACCAGATGCTACTGTAGGATTGGAATGTGGCGAGTCGCCATGACCTTGAACTGTGTCGCCAACTCTTGCTGGAGCAATACCTTCAATTGTAGTTCTAGAGGCTCCTGAAGTAATTGGACCTCCTGCTATTGATGTTCCTTTGAGTGCGGCTTTTGACATAGTAATATTATTTATCATTATAAATACTAGTATGAAACTAGAATGGTACCATAATCAAGAAGAAGGCTACATATATTGTGAAATAGACAATATTACATACAAATCTTACAATGGTGGCGATAATATTCTCAAATTTATCGACGGTAATCAAGTTGCTGACTTAGGCAAACATGATGAAAATGACCCATGGGAAAAAGAAAAACACTGGATCAGTGATAATTATTCTGATAGATTTGGTGTCTACGAATTTCACGATGCATCTGCTCAAGAAATGGAGCAATGGCTTGCCGACCACCCTGCATACAAAGAAGCATTTCCGGCCTTTGGTCTACATGAGGGTAGATATTTAGATCGCTTACAGAGAGATTCACATGTGCAAATGGGCATGGATATGATAACAGTAATACAAGACTCAGTTGAAAAACTTCATGTCGAATGGGACAAATATGGTACTGGTAAATTCTATCGCAGAGAATGGTGTGAAGAAAATAACAGTTTTTACAATGTGCAACCTTGTTGTGTATTCCCAGATAATCCTGGAAGAACAGAGTTAAGTGATGAAGAAAAACAAACTTTGATTACTGAACACGGTATGGATTTGTCTACTCTTTAAGCCTTTGCTAAACTAATACCTGTAGTACCTTCAATATATTGATCAGCAAGATCCTTTAGTGTATCCATAGTACAAAAGATTTTTTCATTTGCAATGGTAATTTGTTTAGATGCATCAGCACTAAATAACCATGGCATCAATCCCAATCCTTGTTGAGTAATTTGTACTGCCATAGGCTTTTCAATAGTAATACCGTTTTCATCTTGACTGATAAAACGTGTAATAATTTCTGTATCGCTGGTTAATTTGATAGTGACAACGTCACCTTTTGTATGAGATTTATTTACTAACATGTGTTTCCTCTGTGTGTGAATATTTATATTATAACGAGAAGCCTGAGAAGGTTTCTTTGTCAACGTCTTGTTTAGTACCGCCAATAACATAAGAACTAATTTCAGTTTCTTGTGGTGCTACTTGTACTTCTCCGCCTGTGATCCATGCTTGGGTCCAAGGTAAAGGATTAGTGCCTGTGTTAAATATTTTTTCTTGTCCTACGGCGTGCATTCTTTTACCAGCAATGTATTCTACATACTGTTTAAGTAAGTCTGCATTTAGTCCAATAATGCTACCATCTTTGAACAAATAGTCTGCCCATTTCTTTTCTTGTTCTACTGCATCTAAAAATAATTGTGTACAGTCAGCATAAGTTTCATTGCGTATTTTTTCAAAGTCCTTATCCTCACGTGGTAAAAGTTTTAGCATTTGTTGTGTACTTGCTAAGTGAACATTTTCATCTCTAGCAATCAGTTTAATAATTTTAGCATTGCCTTCCATCTTTTTAAGTTCTGCAAATGCCCAACTACATGCAAAGGATACATAAAAACGTACACCCTCTAATATGTTTACACTCATTAAACACATCCATATTCTTTTCTTGTGTTCGTATTCGTTATACTTAGAACTGCCGTTTTCTCTAAGTCTATTATACTCGATTAATGAATCGTAATATTGTGTTATGCTGTCTGAACAATCAATAATTTCCTTGATACTCATCATTTCATCAAACACTTTACTTGGATCTGGGTACACATTTCTAATGATATGTGTATAACTTTTACTGTGAATAGTTTCTGAAAATGCCCATGTTTCAATCCATGTTTCTAATTCAGGTAAACTCACAATTGGTAGTAATGCCAAGTTAGGTGACCGTCCTTGTACACTATCTAACAGTATTTGTCTTTTTAAATTACTAGTAAAGATGTGTTGCTCGAAGTCTGTTAAGTCTTTAAAATCCTTGCTGTCTTTGGTAATATCAACTTCTTCTGGTCTCCAAAAGAATCCTAATTGCTTTTCTGTAAGTTTATCAAACTGCCTATATTTAAGTACGTCAAACCTCTGTACTCCCATGTCGGCAGACAAGAACATTTTACTCTTTTCTGTATATTTTGATTTAGTATTAAGTACACTCATTAAATTTTACAACTCTCGCAATCTTCGTCATCTAGTTCGCCCATAGGCAAATCTTCTAGTTTATCATCTTTGTTAATATCTATCTCACCTTGTCCATCGTATGTGTTATTGTAATATAACTGTTTACCGCCATACTTATAAAACATTAGAAGATCCTGAATCAGCACACTCATTGGTACTTTTTCATCTTCATAGTGTTCGGGATTGTAAGAAGTATTTACCGAAATTCCCTGATCAATATACTTTTGCAGTACAGCCATTATTTTCAAATAGCCTTGTGGTGACTTTTGATCCCACAGTAGATCATATTTGTTTTTATAGTATGGAAAACCTGGTACAACTTGTTTTAATACACCATGTTTACTTTGCTTTATGCTGATGTATCCTCGTGGTGGCTCAATTCCATTCGTGCTGTTACTTATCTGTGCAGACGTTTCTGCTGGCATTAATGCCATCAAAGTAGAGTTTCTTATACCATGCTCCTTCAAATTCTTTCTAAGTTCTTTCCAATTTTGTCTTTCTTTATGTGGTACCAATTCGTCAACATCTTTTTTATATGTTTGGTTAGGAGTAATACCTAAACCGTATTTTGTTTCGTCTGTGCCTGGGCATTTGCCTTTTTCCATTGCTAGTTTGTTACTGGCTTTGATTAAACTATAACTCCATGCTTCTGCCCACTCGTCAATTAGTTCCAGGTTTGGCTCTTGATATGTCATGCCATGCTTTGCCATCCAGTATGCAAAGTTAATAATACCTACGCCTAGTGGTCTTCTCTTCATTGTACTGAGTTCTGCCGCCAAGACCGGATATTGTTGATAGTCTAATAGTTCGTCCAATCCCCTGACTGCAAGTTTACATACTTTGTTCATTTCTTCAAAGTCTTTGATAACACCCCAATTGACTGCACTCAATGTACATAAACTAATCTCACCTTCTTCATCATTAATATGTGTCAGTGGTTTAGTGGGTAAATCAATTTCACAGCACAAATTACTTTGTTTTACTGGTGCTACATCTTCAATAAATGCACCATGTGTGTTAGCATGGTCAACGTTCATTAAGTAAATTCTACCTGTGTCTTTACGTTCTTGTACGAACGCAGAAAACAATTCAATAGCAGGAATAGACTTTTTCCTAATGCTGGTTTTACGTTCGGCCGCTTCGTATAATTCTTTAAATTTGTCTTGATCAGCAAAGAAACTTTCGTATAATTCAGGTACATCTTTAGGCGAGAACAATGTAATGTTACCGCCACTTATGAGTCTTTCGTACATTAGTTTGTTAAACTGTACACCATAGTCCATGTGTCTAACACGATTGTCTTCAGTACCTTTGTTGTTCTTTAGTACTAGCAAGTCTTCTACTTCTAAATGCCAAATTGGGTAATATAAAGTAGCCGCTCCACCTCTTACTCCACCCTGACTGCAACTTTTAACTGCTGATTGGAATAATTTATAGAAGGGGATAACTCCTGTGTGAGTTGCGTCTCCACTCCTAATAGGCGAGCCAATTGCCCTAATACTACCTGCACCAATACCGATGCCTGCCTTTTGACTTACATACTTAACTACAGCACTAGACGTTGCGTTAATGCTATCTAAACTGTCATCAGTTTCAATTAATACACAACTGCTAAACTGTCTTTGCGGTGTTCTAACACCTGCCATTACTGGCGTAGGCAAGGAAATTCTAAATGTGCTGATAGCATCGTAGTATGCTTTCACATACGCCATTCTTTTCTTTTCAGGATATCTACCAAACAATGTAGCCGCAATCATCATGTATGCTACTTGCGGTGTTTCGTAAATTTGACCTGTTGCTCTATTTTGTACAAGATACTTGCCACGGAACTGTTCCATGGCCGCATAAGTTAAATCTTCATCGCGTTCATGTTTGATATAAGTTTGTAATTGATTTATTTCGTCTTTGGTGTAGAGGTCTGTGAACTCTGAATCATAGAAGCCATCATCAATATTTTTTTGTACAATATCACAAAGACACGGTGGTTCAAATGTGCCATACACTTGCTTACGCAAATGATAGTTGATTAATCTACCTGCTACATACTGATAGTTTGGTGTTTCTTCTGATATAAGATCTGCTGTACTTTTAATTAATGTTTCTTGGATATCAGTTGAGTTGATGCCATCATAGAATTGTATTTGGCTATTGATTTCGACTTGTGATGCACTAACGCCAGTAAGGTCTTCTACTGCATACATCACGACCTTGTGTAATTTGTCGATATTTAGGTCTTCTCTAGTGCCGTCTCTCTTTGTAACTTTCATGAATCTTTGTGAGTTTTTCCTGTCTAATAATTTCTCTAACTGTTATGTAATTATCAAAATTTTCAATATTTACACTTGTATTCGGTAAAATGTTATAATAACATACTCCGTCAAAAAACACAAGTCCTTCATGATAAATTTCTTTATTTTCGGCTACAAGCCACCTTACGTTTTTTGTATCTATGTATTCTAATTGTGCTAATGTATGATACAATAATATTGCTTTACCACTCATACAAAACATTTCTGCTTCAAGTACTTCCCACGGTGTAGGCCAAGTACCTGGCGTAAAATAGTCAAAAGTTCTAGGTTTTGTTTCTATTCTATTGATGTATTGTAACACATTTTTCAACGATGGGCGACCATTTTTATATTCTCGCCATATTGACAATCGTTGTTGGGGATTAACTATTTTATCAAGCAATTATCCCAGCCACTTTCTAACTATGTATTTAAAGGTTGCAGTTCTGGGTGTGCCATCAGTTAAATTGTTGGTTGCTGTTAAAACAAAAGTATTTGTACTGTTATCATATGTTGTACTTAAATCAAATGTCGATGTTCCAAAACCATTTTGCATTACAGCACCAGTGTCATTTAATGATGCATCTTGTAAAGTTTGATTTGCTGTAAGATGTACTGTACCTGTTCTGGAATATGCATTACCTGTACCGCCAGCCGCTGTTACAGAATATTCTACAATTACAGCAGTTACATCAACTGCACTAAAAGTTACAATACCAGTTGCGCCTGCTGGACAACTTTTAGTTATTGCTTCGAATAATGAATTAGCAGAACCTGTTAATAATACAGCATAGTCATCTTGTGTTAATAGTCTTTGATTTGTTTTTACATTTGTTAGTCCAGTGATATCAGAATTTTCACTGGCACCAAAAAGTTTATTTGTTATTGTTGAAAAGTTTTCTGCTTCTTGATTACCTGTAAAAGTTAGTGTTAAGTTTTCACTGCTAGTTGATGGTGTGTACTGGCCAATATTTGTTGCATTTGAATTAAATTTATTACCTACTTCTGCAGTAACAAACATATTAAATTCTTCATCATTCAATGCGTCATGTATCCAATCTTCTAATTGTCCTTTTATAGAATTGTCCGCTTTGGTGTAGGTTGCATTGGCTGTTAATGATAATTCTGTAGCATCTGTAGTATCAGTAAATCTAACTTGAAATTGACTATCACAAGAAATAAAGAATTGATTTTCTGTACCTGCTACTTTTGTTGCTCTAAATGTTGCATCATTATTAATTGCACTGACAACTAAATCTAAATTACTTGCACTACTTAGATCAATCTGAGAAGTAACATTAGCGGCTCCGTCGGGTGCGGCTTCTAAAATTATATCAGTTAATGTTAACGGTCCGGCAGGCGAAGCCACTGTGCCTGAATCTGCAAAAACTTCTGTGTGTTTATTTTCTAAACCAATAAATGCTGTACCTACTTCGTAATCTGATCTAATATATGCATTATTGAATTGTCTAAAACTAGCAACACTTTTTGCTTCATAAAACCCTGTTGTGGAAGTAGTTCCTATAACACCTGTATCAAACATAGCACTAATTATATCTGCATTACTATAATAATTTATTGTAATATCATCTGTGCCAGTTGGATTACTACCAAATGTTATTGTTGTATTTTGTCCTGAACTAACTGGCGAAGAAACAAAAAATTCATTATTAAGCAAGTTTGCTGTTGATCTTGTTGCATTTGTACTTAATGCTACACCATTTTTTGCACCTGTAAAATCTGTAGATTCGAATGCATTACCGTCAAATACATTTTTAATATTACTTAAACTTGTACTTGCATTTCCGGTTACTGTTTCGTTAAATACTTTTTGACTATGTGCTTGTCCGCTATCATCTTTAACTGTGAATGTTGTACTGTTTGCAGTACCGTTAAAAGTGCCTGTAGGAAATCTTTTACTAGGCATAATAAGTCTAACAAAATGATTATTCAAATATGAATTAGCATAATTAAAGCCTTCAGGTATGTTGTTTATAGATACAACATTTGCATTTTGAGCCGTTACGCCTATCTCAGGATCTAAGCCTATAAATACTTCTTTGCTGTCTGATGCTAATGCAATTTCTCCTGCTCGTAGAGGTTGAGGTAAATCTATACGATTCCCTCTGCGTTGTTGCATTCGTGATATAATTATTTCTTTGTCTGCCATACAACTATTTATCTTTTTTGTTTACTTTGCAGATAAACTGATGCTAGACTTTTTGTGCATCGACTTTACCATAGTAGTCAGCCAATCTCTCGGCCCATTTACCACAGTACTTATCGAATTCTTCGCCTTCAATAATGAATTCTTTAAACTTAGATTCTCTATCAACCATAAGTATGACTACTTTTCTTATCTTTGTTTCAAACATTTCATTATGTGCAAGTGCGTATGCACAACCTTGCAAAAAGTAATCTTCAATCCACTCACGTTTCTTGATCTTTTTGGCAGTCTTGAAGTCAATAATTGCTTCTTCCCCTTCATACATACCTATAGCATCACTAGTACCTGCGTATAAGCCTTTAGCAATTAAGGCTACTTCTACACCCCACAGTTCATCTATTTTTGTTAGTCCGTTATTAACCATTTCGTTTGTCATACTTTCTGCTAATATACTAACATGGTTATTACCAAAGGTGTTCCATTCTTCTCCAAGAATATATTTTTCTAAAGCATTATGAACCTTTGTACCAAGGCCTGCGGCCTCTGTGCTGATACGAGTTGCTTCTGCTTCTCCTACACGTTTACGCCAGGCTATAAGAGCAGTTTTGTCTCCTGTATCTGAAAGGATAGTTGTGACACTAGGAACAGGGTTATTATCGTCGCCAGTATATTGACGTTGTCCTGACTTTGCTGTTACTCTTTTTAGTTGGGGATAATTGTATTTGTTTTCTAAAAGGCTTTCTGTTACCACTTGATTGTCCACTGAATTGTATTTCCGGTTGATGCGTTAGTGCTAATATTTACCGAATATCCTTTGTCAGTGAAATGTTTCTTGACCGTATTAATCTGGTCAGTGATTGTGGTATTAGTTGTGATGCCATTGTAGGCTTGGTAATAAGATGTATTACCGGTCATTGTTGTTCCTGTTGATTGTAGTAATTGAAGTGAACCAGCACTGATATTTGCTAGTACGTTAGCCTCGAGTGCTCTAACTTCGTTTAGTATGATAACACTATCGCGACTTCTTCTTCTAGCCTCTGTTGCGTTTATAAAAATACTATCAGACATTAAGTTCATCTCCTATGCCTTTGTTAGCGGCCGATGTTGCTAAGTTAGATACGTTGTTTTCCATATCTTCTGGCTCTGGTACCATTTCGTCTGGTACATTGCCTGGTAAATTAAATTCTATTTCTGAATTACTTACATTTGCAATTAAGTTTTGAAACTCTGGAGATTCTAAAATTAATCTAAGCATTGATTTAGAAATACCTATTCCTAGTTCATTTACTTCTTCTACAAATGCGTCTAGGCTTGCACTCTTTACATTGCTTTCGATTTTGTTAATTACCAGTTCTTCCACATCAGACTTTACATCATCCATGTCAGATTCTGTGATTGCAAAGTCCGTAAACCTCATGATTAAATCTTTTCTGCTCTGCCTAAAGGCTCTTCTTCTGGTCCTGCTTCTGCGTCTGCTCCAGCAAAATCATCTACTGGTTCATCCATTGCTGGTTCCATCATGTCGCCACCTAGTGGATCTTCTGATGGCATTGGTGCGGCTGACTCTTCTCCAGTCATTGTACCAATAAGTGCATCAACTCCTTCCTTAGATGACTTATTTGCATCAAGCAATGAACTTAGTAAGCCTTCCATTTGATTTTTAAAATCTGCGGCTTTTTGTGCACCAAATTCATGTGCCATTGAGTCAGCAATTGAAGGTATATCCTCGTTTGCCATTCTGCCAATTCTTTCAATGTGATCTTGGATGTCGTTACTTAATGCTCTCGCCGCCATAACAACTTCTGCTTCTTCAACACTAGTACCTGAAATTTCTTCAGTAATGGTTTCTTCTGAAACCATTTCGCTTACTAAATTGTCTAAGAATGATTCAAAGTCTTTCATTTCCTTTAAGTCTGTAATTCCATATTTTTTTGCCATTTTTTCCACCTTGTTTGCTTTATCTATATCTACACTTTCTAACTCTGCAAATAATTCGCCTAGTGTGTATTCTCTCCAATCACCTTTGTTTAAATGATCGCCTATTAATTCTGCTAACATTTCTTCTGTTGCAGACTCAAAGTTTGAAGGGATTTCTTCTGAATTGTCTACATCAATTTTTACTTCTGGTTCGTCAATAACGTCCAGTATCTCGTCTTCCATGTCTTCTTCTACTGCCATAGTGCCATCGAACATAGGCATAAGTTGTTCAGCAATAGCGGCTAGTACCATATCTTTTGGATATCTAGCAGGCATGGCCTCATATTTCTTACCACAACTGTCCATAACAGTATCGTAGTCATCGCCACTTTCTGCTAATTGGCAACCGTATTCATACAGTTCGTCCATAAGTTTTTTATAAGTTTCGCCTTCGTAGTATAGTCCTTCGTTTATCATAATGCCTAATGCATCTCTAACCATGATGTTCATACCATAATTAGGATCTTGTTGAAACTTGTTGCTTTTATTTCTTAAATTTACAAGTCTTTTTTCAACATTTTGATATGCTTGTTCTAATTTCTGCTTAGGTAAGACTTTTTTGACGTTGATGTCATAATTTTCTGTTAGGTAATTCTGTAATTTACCTAATCTAGTTAAGTTATCTGAATTTAAATGTTTTACTTCCATAGTAGTCCCTTCTAATAGTTATATTTATCAAAGAAGTATAATTATATGGAGATTAACAGTTGACAATAATTTAATAAATTAGTAATTGCGTGTTGGGATTTATGTTCTGCTTCAGTTAATTTAGTTTCATATATTGCTAATTTGTCTACACTTGATGCATTATCTGATAATTCTTCATAAATTTTAACTTCGACCATTTTAGATACAGCATATCTTTCGATTTCTAGTATCTTATCAATAGTAGAAATATTTAATTCTTCGCCGGTATTCATAGCCGCGGATAATATATCTGCTACAACATTAAGATGTATATTTTCAACCACAATGTCATTGTTCTTTAAGTTTACAATGTCATATGTGTCGCCATTATCTATAACTTCGTAGATATCTAGTGTGGAAATAATACCACTTAGAATGTCTTGTAACTGAGATTTTAAATCAGATTCGTTTAGTTGATGCATAGAGTTTATATCCGGTTTGTCCATCTTTGAGTTTTACTAGTTTAATTATCTCTCTTTTTCTTAAATCTTCAGCAATTTGAACCTGTCTTTCGTTCATTTTGCTTTTATAATATGTTCCAAACTCTTTTAATGTTTCACAAAATGCGATCTCGTCGCCCATTATGTATGTTAATCCGTATTTACTATCTATGCTACGCATTTTTCTTTTTCTTCTTCTTTTTACTAGGCTTGCGTTTGATTGGTTCTTTAAATAGAGGCATCGCAACACCACCAATAGCACCTGCTACTGTTTCATTGATGTTATTATAGAACGAATCTATGTTTTTGTCAACCTCTTTTATACGCATACATGTATTTATCTTTAATCGCCTAACTCTTGTGTTGGGATTACCAATTCACCGGTGCCTGCTACATAATCATCTAGTGTTGTCATTCTCACACGACGTATTAAATTATTTAAATATATATTATAATTCTGTACAGCAATTCTATTGATGCCTTCTAACCAATCTTTCCATGCTTGTTTGTCACGTTTCAAATCTCTTAAACGTTTTATTTCTTGAATCATTTCATTCATGCGTTGCAATTCATCTTCGTTTTTATCATATGATTCTTTAATGTACGGCTCGTATGATATGTAACCCATTTCTTTAATTTTAGTCCAACTGTGTGGTGAACCTAAAATCATAAAAGGTTGTTTAAATATGATTGCTTTTAGAAACTTTTCTGTTAAAAATATAGAACCTTCGAATTCGCTTTCACCGACAATTTCTATATCACAATTTCTTCTAGCATTGTAATACATATAATTGTCACTACTAAAATTTGTGTTAGGATCAAAGTCTAAATGATTATGTTCTCTATCAATATAAGTAGGTATTTTCCCTTTTACATTTAACAATGTTGGATAAAGTTCTTCAAACCCCTCTGCCCAATTCCTGTCCCATGTAATAGAATTTATGTATTTTACAGCACTACTTTGTGTACCTCTCCATTCCTCAGGTGTACTGAATAAATTATTATCAAGTAGATGCTCTTTGTGTAGTAATGCTAAAAACAAAGTTCTAAAGCCTCTCTTTGCGTTCATATGTTTGTACAAAAACAGATGAGGTTTATTAACGTCTTCTCTAATATGTTCTAATTGCTTTGTACATTCTACAGATAAACTCCATTGTTCATCAGAGTCAACAAGATTTTCTGCTCTAAACTCGCACATGTCTTCATCTTTTTCTATTTGATAATTATCATCGAGCATTTGCTGACATACTAGTTCATTCCAGCCACCGCAATTAAACATTTTGATTTTGTCTATAGTGGCGTATGGCTTTTTGAGTAAATATTTGTCGTACATTTCTCTTAGATTTTGTGTGCTGTTTGTGTAATATGCTTTTTCAAATGGTATGCCAACCTGACTTACTAATACATGCAATGCATCAAATAGTTTGTCACTGGCATGACCTTCTGCCGCATTTTCAATTATAAGTCCGCAGTTATGAAAGTTATTAAGATCGTCAATTGCTTCTTGTGTAATATAAGGTCTTACTAATTTTTGATTTACTAATTCTCTACCAAAGTAAATTAATTCTGCAATACTGTCATCATCACAGCAATCGATACTTATTAAATAAAAGAAACTTTTGGATTCGTCGATTTGATCTCTGGGTTTGATAAAACTTTTATCTCCGTAGAAGTGTGTAAAACTATTGATTGTATTATCTACTGGACAATGCTGACTGGCATCTCTTAAGTGAGTTGGGCCTCTGCGGGCCATGTCTTCTAAAAAATCTCTGTACCAATTAGGGTGATGTACTATTTGCATAGTACATATTTATTGAAAGTTTAATGTACTGTTTTGTTTTGTTGAACTAGATGCCAAACCTGAATACCTTGATCTAATTTAAGGTCATCTACTGTGAATTGCACAGGCATTTGTGCTAAGAACTTTTGCATAACTTTTATGTCATTTGCTTTGACTAATTCAAATGCCATGTCGCCCATACCACTGGCATTCATTGCCAAGTCGTCGTCGCTGTCCAGTTCCATGTGTGCAACATAGTCACCGTATCTAGGACCGTACTCTTGTGCAAATAATTTTTCTATACTGGTATGTGACATCCATGTTGGTAATTTTAAATTTTCAAATGCTGATTCAGTTACAGGCTTACTCAGTGTATCATCTATTATGAATAACAGTTCTTCAATTTGATCTTCGTTATTAAAATTGTCTGATACTTCATAATAAATATCTCTCAGCATTTGTTTTAGTTCTGGCTTTGCTTGAATTTTTTCTGAATTTTCTTTGGTAAATTTATAAATGTGTCTAATCAACTGACCTTGTTGGCCTGCGTTATATAATTCTTTTGCTTTTTTTACAAACTCAGTATCAAATGTTGATACTAATAATGATTCATTTTTCTTTTTACCACCTTTCATATTTGCACACCAGTGATACATTTTACCTCGTTCACCTGAATACTTTTTGGCTTTGGCTCTTAAACTAGTTACTGAACCTTTACAACTTGCTCCACTACGTTTTACTCTGCCTGGACGACTTTTACCTTTCTTCTTACCGTCAGCAAAGTTTTCTACGATGCTTGGGTCTATTTCTTGTGCTGTGAATTGTTGCATTAGTTCAACAATGTCATCATCGTGATCCAATATTTTATAATCAGCATCAACTATGAGTGCTACATTGTCAGCATACCCATGATTCTCACCACTGAGTACATGCATACCATTACTTAATTCTATATGATGTTCTTGATTAACCCATTGATGAATAACTGACTCTACTTCTTCATGTGGAAGTTTACCTAATTTGTAACCAGGACTTAGTTTTGTTACATCTTCGACTGCTTGTACACCTTTTGGTGTAGGTTCATTGCTAGGTAAGAAAAACTTTTGTTTGCCTTTGTGTGCTTTTTTTAATTTATATGTAGGCATTGTGTTGTAATCTGGTACACCGTACTCGTCTACTTTTGCAGGTTCTAAAATTTCTAATGCTTTATCATATAATTTAGTAAATGATATTTGCTCATTGGACTTTCTGTATGCATCTTTGGCCATTTGTAATGCTTTGTTATGTATCTCTGGTGTCGATGCTTTGTCACTGATATGTTCGACCATTGCATTACTTGTTGTGTGGCTAAATTTTTTCATTAACAGTTCTATAGGCACATCTACTTTTATTGCATCTACTTTTTCTATGCCCAGTAATCTAGCCGCATCATATCTATGATGACCATTAACCAAGTAATTGTTTTTGTCTAGTATAAAAGGCTTGTCTTTGCCATGAAAGTCTTTTGCAACTTTTTGTGCTAATCCTGGTACTCTATCTGTTTGAACTGGTTTAATATTTGTTATACTTATTTTGCCTTTTTTATAAGGTATTTCGTTATCTATTAAATCTGGTTCTTTGACTTGCGGCATTTCATTTCTTTTGAAATGCTTGTCGCTTATATTTTTATCTAAATCTGCTATTGCTGATTCTGTTAATTCAGATAATGTTATTACACCACAGCCTGCTCTGTTACCTGCGTTGCCAGTTTTTAAACTTTCTTCGTCACCACCTTTACCTAAATCGTCTTCGTCTTCGTGTACTACAACTGCTCTACCAACTATGCTTGTAGCACCTTGTAATTGAATTGTTTTGGATTTTATTTTAAATTCTGCTACACCTTTGCTGTTGGCTTCTATATTTCCTAAGTCGCCTATATGTCCATTATCTACATCGCCATGATCAACACCATGCGGATTATAATGACCACCTGCACTATCGCACCCATCACTGAGATCACCAAATTCGTGTATGTGAAATCCATGTAACCCTTCTGTTAAACCGCTAATAGTACCGCTAATAATTGTTGCTTTACCTGGTTTTTGTACAAAATTAATTATGCCTTTAGCATCGCCGTGTTCTAGTACTGCAACTGCTTTTATAGGCTTTTCTGCTTCTGATAATTGTCTTAGCCTCTCGCAACTGCATTCAGTTGCTTTTGTTCTTGGGCATTGTCCAGGCTTGGTTACTTCGTATAATCTCATTTTAACACTGATACCTGTACTGCTGGACCATTTTGACTGTCTGCCATATCTAAACTTGTAAATGCTAAATGCTCACTGAATTTTGGAAATTCTTCTGTTGTACAATTTACTACTTTGTCATATCTCCAATTTAAAAATATTAATCTGTTAAACCCTTTTTTGTTTAACATGTATGCATAATTTTTAAATGACATTAATCCTACAAGTGTTAAGAACCTTTGCTTATCCATGTCCATAAATGAACTAGTTAATTCTGCTTCTTCTTCTGAGTCAATAACAAATTGATATGTACTAATAATTAATTTTAAAAATTCAGCACCTGTACCTTGCTTTACTTGTTCTAATTGTTGTGCTTGATCTAGCATATGAGCCTGACCCTGATTCCGGCCTCCGCCAATTGCACCTTTTAAATTGTATATTCTTAATTCTTCTGGTATATCATGCTTTTCATAAAATGGTACTAGTTGTGATTTAACCTGTGCTAATCCACTAAATTTAAAGTCGTCGATACCGTTAACCATTCTACCGCCACCTGACGACACTTCACCTTTAACTTCTATTTCTTCGCCGTTAACTTTGATATCACCTACCGAAGCAAGTTCTACATTAGGTGATAGTAAACACAATCCAAGTTCACCTGGCCCTCTGTTTGATCCAGATATATTAATTCTAAAATCAAATAATTTTTCATAAAGATCATCTATAAATTCTTTAGATACTGTATCGCTACCAACCAGCATGTCTGAAATTTTAAATACACCAGACTTGTTTAATAATTCTGTATTTACATAATCTGTGTGTCCGTAAGTTTCAACAAATGAATTTAATTCATCAAAATCATGATCTAGTTGTTCAAGTGAAGTAACCAATTGCCTCATGATATTCTTATTAATTCTATGATCGTTTTCTTTACCAGTGTCATTATTTTTAAGTCTATCTTCTATATCCAAATGGTCTGTTGATTCTTTATCAAGTTTTAACATTTTGTAAACTCGTTTAGCAAAATTTGGGTTTTTTTCTAATGCAGTCATTATGCTGTTTAATCTATCTTCAGTTGCATCTTCTTTGATGTAACTTTCATTGAGATCAAGTTGCTTTACTTCTGCATCTGGTAATCTATTTTTTGCATAATGCCTAAGTATATCCCTTGCACATGCATCTGGTCCTTTTATGCTTTTTAATTGACTAAATGCTGTCATCATTTTTGGTATTGGCAAGGCTAAATATGCTTGGAATTGCATATCTAAGTCACCTACAGGAAAAGTTCTTGACAGTAATCTTTTTAGTATTGCTAATTTATTATTGTTAGGCATATTTTCTGTGAGTTTTTTAGTTCTTGCTAATACATCTATGCCTAATAAACTTTCTGTTTTTTGTTTATTAAAATAACCACGGTCTATCATTTTATCTAACATTATTTTTGCTTTTGCTTCGCCGTGCTGTTGCTTAAACTTGTTGTAAGTATTTTTGATATGTTGTTCTTTATTGTAAGGTGCCTTTTTCATTTTGACTGGCTTTGTAGATAACTCTTCAGCACCAGGATGTAAATGTGCGTACTCTGGATATTTTTTAGCAAATGCTTGGTATGACAGTTCTCTCATATCAACATCTAAGTCACTAAAAAAGCCTTCTACTACAGGACTATGCAATATTTCTAACTGCTTTTCTATTGATAATTTTTCAAACTGTTCAAAAACATTTTTCATATTAGTATTTATTTTATTTTCCTTTGCCATCTTAGTTGCTGTTGCATACATTACTGCTTCTGCGTCATCGCCATATCTTTTCTTAAATCCTTTTTTGTTTTTCTTCATGCCTTTAACGTATTTTTCTTTGTCTTCTTTTTCATCCTTTGTTAAAGGGCGTTCTAATACTTTAGAATTTTTTAATATTTGTATTTGTTCTTCTAAAGGTAATTTGTCAAATCTATCAAATACACTTTCTTGGTACTGTGGATTTAGTCGTAGTATTCTTTTACCTAATGCCAATGCCTGTTGTATATCTACAGGTTCACCGCCGTTTGATTTATTTACAATCATAGAATGTAGAACTGCACTTTTATATTTTTCACTGAAACTACCTACTAAGAATTTGACTAATCTATTAACGTCTGCCTGCACCATATAGTTTTGCATGCCGTTTTGCATCATTCCATCAAATTTTTCGTAGTTTCCTCTGGCTTCATCATAACTGGTATCTGTGAGTTCCACCCTGTCTAGTTCACCAAGGTTAGGATTATCCGGATTACTTGGCTCATTAGAACCGCCATACACTTGACTTACATCATCACCATCATTACCGTCAGCATCTTTTCTAAAATAGTTTCCTGCACTTACATTGTAATTCTTTTGTATATATTCGTATGCGGCCTTAACTGCTCCTGCCCATCTTTTTACACCTATTACATCTGGATCTGGCTCTGGGCGCCAGTTGTGATCACTGTCATATTGATTGTAAACTTTCTTTAGAAGTTCTACACCTTGGTCATTTACACCACGTTCTATTCCTAAGTAGTCAGATAAGTTGCTCCAGTTTGTGGCATTAGAAACTTCGTTAGATGAAGCACTCACATAATTTTCAACTCCAGCCGCATGTGCCATACCTGCTACATTGTTTTCTCTTTTAAGTGCTATACCTGTATCGCCTTTTAGAATTCGATCTAGTATTTTTTCTAATGCTACTTTAAAACTGTAATAGCCTTCCTCATTCTTCATGCCCTTGAGTTCTTTGGCAACCAAGCCTTTTATTTCTTCAGGATATACACTCCAGTCAAATGCTTTGAATCTTTTCATTTCTTTTTCTTCATCATCTTCCTGATTCCACATAAAGGCACTACCTCTATCTATAGGTTCACCGCTGATTGGATTTTCTAAATCTTCTGGATCAATCAAATAATCTTGACCGGGCATTCCTGCTCTACTGTCGCCTTTTCGTGTTATTTCTATGCCTGCACTTTGTAACTTAGCAAATTCATCTCCGCCCAATTGGATATATGTTTTACTTTCGTTATAAACTAAATCATTGAAAGATATGTTGTGAACTCTGGCAAATTTACTAAGTATTTTGTTGTATCCTGTTTTACGCCATGTGTGATAATAGTTGTCATTCTTTTCAAATGTCTGGATAAGACTAAGGCCTTCTCTGGCATCGTATGCCTGACCGTAGTGTGCGGCTGGTATAACCCATACTCTGTTGCTGTTTTGATGCTCACTAAAGTCATCTAAATGATTTTCCAAGTATGCGGCTCTGTCACCGTAGTTTTCATCTGTAATGTTGTCGTAAAAATCTTTCTTTATGTAAGCATAAGCATGGCTTGGTATATTTAATTTTGCTTTTGCATTGTCCCTAACATTCTTTTCAAAATCCCTATTACGTCTATCCAGTGTGTTTTTGGCTTGTATCTCATCCTTGAGACTTACAAAACCTTCACCTTGGAATATCTTATCAAATTGTGTATAAAACTTTTTGATTGCCGCAAATCTTTCTTTTATCAATTCTTTAAGAAAATGTGATTGTATTGGCCCATTATTTTCTTTATGCCTAAAATATCTATCTAGGTGTATGCCACTTAATACATAATCGTCGTATGCACTAGTGAAATTATATGTTAGATTCTGATCGCCAATTTCATTCTGTATATGTGCCAGTCTGTCCATGTAGGTGTTCCAACTTTCCAGATCATCTCGATGTGCTAAATATTGTGAACTATCACTTCCTCTTCTGTAACTATTTTCTCCATCCCAAAGATCTGGTTGAGGCTTTAAACCTTCTAATAATTCAAAACCAATGTCCATTAATTGTTTTTTAATTTTATCTGCTTTTTCAGGATCATCTATTTCTAATCCTTTCAAATGTTCTAATCTTTCTCTCAGTCTCTGCATCAATCTCATTTGAAATACTTGCGAGTAACGATCGTCACTTCTAATATTCACATGATGCGTTGGACTTGTTGGATGTTTGTAACCACTGTATGGTTCTAAAAACTTTAGTAGTTCTTCTGAGGCACCTGGAGTAGTAATTTTTCCTACCTTAAGTATGCCTTTATCACCATATGAACCACTCTTCATGTACCTAACAAACTCATTTTCCTGTCTGGATTTAATTGATGATTCGATGCTTTTTGCAATTTCGTCGTATTCAAGATGTGGTGATACTTTTTGTAGCAATTTAACTAATTGGTCTAACTTGGTATTATCGTGTTTATCGTCTGACATAGCAAATTGCCATACTTGTTTTAAAATTTGGTCTACATTTTGAGGTGATAAAAATTCTGGTTTTTGAATTAAGTCCTTTTTAAATAAAGCCTTAACACCTTTGTCCAACAAAGCCATATTTTCTTTGTCATTGTATTCAGGTCTGATATCGTCTATTTGTTGAACAAGCAATCCTTGTATGTTATTATCATCTAACTGAAGTTGGTTAGCATAATCTCTAAATACTCTGATACTTTTTGCGTTTGGATTACCTCTATTTGTGCCATTGCTAATATCTTTGGCAAGTATTGCCACTGCTTTTATAAAACCCTCTTGTGCTTTTTTTAATACTGCTGGTGCTCTTTTGCTAGGTGCTATTGCATCTGGTTGAATATAACCTGTGATTGGCTCTCCTTCCTCAACTTCAACAATGTCCATTTTACTGCCTGTGCCTTTTTCAAAATCTTTGACACTCTGTTTCCATTTTTTATCTGCATCTGGTTTGCTTAATTCTTCATATTGTTGTAAATTTCTCAAACTAATTTCTAGTGATTTAAGCACATCAAAGTATTCTTTTTTACTGACTAATTCTTTAGCAGAGTCTACTATTGGTGCATTTATTTCATCAAATTCTTTTGCTGTTTTTGGATCTACTTCTTTACTTTTACGCAATAATCTACTTACTGCTTTGATATAATCTTTTCTAAAAGCATCTTCTTCATAGCCTGCTTTCATTATTGTGCCGTATCTTACACATGCTTGTACAACTTCTTTGTACATTTGGTTGTAATCTCTACCGCCAGCAATTCTAAATTCTATCAGTTCATTACCACTTTCATCATCTGTTTGCTTTTTAAAGTTTATACTGCTGAATTTATCTGGACTTATACCTTTTTGAAGTGCCGCTTCAAGTTTTGAGAAATTTCCTAACTTGCCTGCATCTATTTCTTCAGCATATTTTAATACATTTCTATATTGACTTTTTGTGTAACTGTTACGCAATCTACCAAACATGTCTAACAAATATTCATCACCTAACAACAATGCCATTTTTAATTTGTTTGGTTCTGTGCCTTTGCCTTGCCAACTCATGGTAATGTGTAAACCTGTAGAAGAATTTGTACCAAAGTTTGTTTCACTCCAGTCAAACAGACTTTTCATTTCTTTGAGCATGTCTCTTGGATTACTGAACACAGGTGAGATAAGTTCTGCTCCTGCGCCTTCGTCTCCGTCAATACTGCTGTCAGTTTCTACTGCCCATGTGTCAGTTACATTTGTATCGCCATACTCACCATATTCAGGATAGTTGTCAAATTTACTGTTATCATTGATCCAAACATTTAATTCACTTGCTACACCTTCAACACTACCACTGCCACTGTAATATTCATAACCATAATCATCTAAGAAAGCACTCATACTGTACCATTGATCATTGATCCAATCTTCCATGCTGTAGTCACCTTCGCATTCATTTACAGCATCATCTCTCAGTTGGTCGTCATCGTTTGCTATTTCTCTGAGGAAGTCAGCATAGTCTTCATCGTACTCTTCGTTAATTAAGTCTCTGGCCCAGTTGTCATCGTCCCACCCATCTTCTTCACGATTTTCATATTCGTTGGGATCATCTTCCTTAAAATTTTCTTTGTATTCTTCGACAGCATCTTCAGTAGGCCCGTTACCAGAGTTCATAAAGTCTTGGATAAACTCGTCTTCGTCTCTGTTGTCTTCTATCCAATTGTCAATGAAGTCTGGTAAATATTCGTCCATTGCCTTTTCCATAATCCAGTCGTTGTAATCTGAATATGCTTGATCCGGTAAGTCGCCGTGTTCGTACTCAACATCACTGACGCTCATGTTGTCTATGTCGTCACTGGACGCACGATCTTCGACATTATAAAAAAATGTTTCTGCTTCAAACCCACATCTCACAGGTGCATCTAAGCCTTGTTGTGCTATTTCTTTTTTGTTAAAGTTTATTTCAAATAATGCTGGATTGGCTTCTTTGAGTAATTTAGATCTTTTTTTGAACTTTGTTAAATTTTTTTTACCAGTTAATTTTTTTAATATTTTTTTAGCAAGTGTACTTTCGTCAATGTCCATGTCGTTTGCTTTTTTAAGTATGTTTGCTAATTGGTTTCTCAATGCAGGAGTTTGCATTGCTTTTGTTAATTGTACATCAATTGGTAATTTTGATTGTAATTGCTGTGGTGTTGGCTTGTCGCCTTGTATGGCCTTGTTTATGCCTTTTGCGGCCATTTTAGGATTTTGTATAGGTTGGCCTAACTTGGCTCCTAGTGCCTTAAAACCTTTTGCTACCTCTTTTTCTTGGTCAGGTGTGAATGGCTCCAATTCCATTTCATCGTCATTTTTATTTGACTGTTTTGCGTTGGAATTTGGGTCTTGTATTCCTTTGTTATATTCGTATAAGTCTGCTAGTTTCATCTTCTTCTGTTAAGCCTTGCAACTCTTTTGCTAACTGGATTACGTCTTTTTGTTCTTGCGGCTCTCCTTGCCATCCTTCTGCCCATTTTTGCTCTGGTCTTCTTGAGCGTCATACGTTTTTTTAAGTTGATTGGTTTCGAGCATTGGCCTGCATTAGACACCATTCTGCCTTTTCGTGGACCACTGGTACATCTGACCTTACGAACAATCTTACTGCCTCGTTTGGCCCAGACCATTTTGGCCTCCATTACTCCTTCTACTTCAACTATTCTCATTTTAAAATAACTTAAATATTAATGCGATTATCAAACTTGACATTGTTGCAAATACACCTGCCATAATACCTACAAGCCAATTCTCTATTTTAGCAAAATGATCTTTTACTTCGACTTTGAATTCTTTTATTTCTGTTGTGACTTGCTCTATTCTCAGCATGTCAGCAATAACTTGTGATTTTAAATCTGGTTCATTAGCATACAACTGTTCTGCTGGTTTGCTATCTAATTTTTTGTCTGCCATTATAATACATCCTGTTTAGAAAATTCAGTATTTACTGAACTTTTTGTATCAACTGTACCGCCGTTTAAGACAATACCGTTTAATTCTTCTTTCAGTGTGTCTAATGTGTGAGCACCTAGTCTCTCAAATGCAAATTTAAATACCCAACCTGCACCTGTTAATGTTGGTGCACCGTAATCATCAAGTCCTGCCGAAACTCCGTCGACTGCAATTGGTGTATTCATCAGCATTGGCTGTGCTCTCAAACTTATTACCTGTACTAAACTTTCAAAATCTTTTTGTGTATCGTCTGTAAAATCGTCTGTGGCAGTTATGTCTATGTCGGTGAACAAAGTAAAAAATTCTACATCTCCTGTGAGTACCTCACTTGATGTTAGAAGTCCACCTGATCTTGTTTGTGCCATATGTGTCTCCTGTCACTGTTATAAGCATATTTATCATTTTCTCAGTTTATTTGATAGTATTTTAAAAAGTCAAAAAAAACCCCCTTAAAAAAGGGGGTTAAAATATCTAAATTTTAAGTTTTGTTATTAGCCTGAGAATGTTGCCACTACTGCTGTTACGTTAGCGAATGCTAAAACGTCTGAAGCATCTAATGTAGTTTGAACTGCTAAATTTGTTGTTGAAACGTCAACACCTGCAATAGATCCACCTGCTGAACACTGAGCGATCGCTAAATCTAAATCGTCATATGTTACGATATGTGTTTGTGAACCTAATCCGTTACCTTCACCTGCTGATGCTGGGTTTGCCTCTAATCTTACTAATGCCATTATTGGTCTCCTAATTCTTAATTGTGTTATAAAAGTATGATTTTTAAAACTTTATAACTTTGGTTACTTTTATTTATCAAAGATTATTGATTTTTTGGGGTTTTGAAATTGAAAATTATTGGATTTTTTACTTTCCAGACAGTAAATCTTTAAATTTATATCGTAAATTAGCCATTGTATCGCTTGGATTTCGGATATAAGATGCTACTGTGTTTCTTGCTTTTGAAAGACCTTTTTTAATGCCAAAACTAGGTAATATTGAGTCGTATTCTGCATCAGGATCAAATGCAGGATTACCATAGTATTTTTGATGTCTTAATTTTCTACCGTCGCTACCAGTTCTAACACCATCGCTGTCAGTGTCTTTGGTGTTTAATCCTCTACGTGATGTACCTTTTAGTGCGGCTGTTCTTGCTTTGGCTCTTAACTCAGCATCACTAGGGCCGTCTTTTTTACGAGGCTCTTCCCTTCTGCTTATTTGATCTTTTTGTGACGTGCCTCTTACATCGGCATCAGTAGTACCTTTATCAGGTACATTTTTTAAATCTCCCACTTCTACATCTGTTCCAACTGCCTGCCCCATATCGCGACCATATGTAGATGTATCAGTACCAACACCCTGTATTCTTCGCTGAATATGGATATCTCGCATCTGTTTCATTGCATCTTTTTGTGCTTGACTGATTTCTTGGATTATTACTTCGTCGATTCTCATAATACTATTTATGACCTTTTTCTACTTTGCCAGTATGCGGCAATACCTGCCAACCCAGCCGCGGATTTAGGTCCTAACCTTCCGCCTGTTATTCTTGGGCCAAATTCTGCACCAACGTATGCCGATGCACCTGCTACTGCTAAACGTTTAAGTGTTGTTTGATCAGTTGCTTTGTCTAATTCTGTGTTAGTTGCATTAACTAATTTATAGTTTCTTTCTTTTGCAAACTTATTTAATGTTTTGTATAAATCACTTCTTACTGCTTTGGCTCGCATTATGTGTAACATTTTTGTTATTGCTAATTGCTTTTGCCTATATTTTAATCTGCTCCAGTCTGATATTAATCTTCTGACATTTTGTATTACCATATCTTTAACTTTAAGTTGTCTTTGTAATCTTAAAAAGTAAAGTGAATTTGGAATTTTACCTTTTGCTATGCTTGTCATAAACTGATGCATAAGTTGTTCGTTAAATTTATAATCTTTTTTATACTTAGAATTTATTGTGTAAGCAATCATGTAATGATCATTAGCACCTAATCTACTTGCACGATATTTTCCGTGTCTTACATTTGCATTTGCATATTGTATTGCAAATGGTCTATATTTTTTATCTTGTGCAAACACATACACCAGCATAGTTGTCACCATTAGTAATTCTGCCATATCAACTTTATTATATGGCTTAAATCCTTCAGTGGTTCTATATAATCTACTTTCCTGTAGATCGCCTAAGAATTGATATTGTGCTTGTTTTTGCTCTTTAGGTGTTTCCATTATGCTCCTGGTCTCCCTGTGCCAAAATTCTTAACACTAAAGTCTAATCTGTCAACTAATTTAATTGCGTTTCCAATATGATCAACAGCAACAAAACCTTCTTCGCCTGTAACATCATAGTCGCCTTCTTGATTTTGTACAAACGTGTCTATTTGTCTTATATTTGCTAATTTTTTAATTATCATTTCTTTTGCTTTGATTAAATCCAAATACACAACGTATGCTTTTTCTATTTCTTGTTGATTGCTTTCTAAAAATTTAATACCATCAAGCATTAATTGTGTCTTCTTTACTTTACCAGCATCGCTTTTAAGTTTTTCAACTGCTGATTTTAGTGTGCCTTTATACTCTGCAATAAATCTTTGAGCAAATACTTTTGGATCTTGTTCAAATCCTACTAATTCTCTGATAATTTTATTTACACTTGCTTTGATTCTTGTTCTTAAGTCATCCCCAAATTCGTTATTTTTAAGAAAGTCTAAATCTGTAACTGCTTTTAAGTTTTGATCTGCATTGTTAATGAGTTCAGACATTTCCTGTGACTCTTCCTGTGTAAAAGTAACTTGCCCTGAGTAGTCTCTTATAATTGCATCTCTGTGCCAAACATTTGGATGACTGCCTAAACTACTTGCATCGAACCCAAACTTTGCTGATAAGTCTGCTAATCCGCCACCGCCAACATATTCTGTGTGAAACACTATGCCTATTTTAGAACGTAAAATATCTTTTGCAAGATTACTGTTTTTTGGAATTGCATATATAATTGTGTTTGGTTTAAACACTATAAATTCTTCGCCTTTGATATTTGCTTCTGATATGCTGTCGTCTGTGTACAGTAAATCTCCTTGTACAACTTTTCCTTTAAAGTTTAATTTTTGTAAATGTATAAATGCACTAATTAATTTTTCTTGTAAGCCTTCCGCTTCATGATTTGCTTTGATGTCTTCGATGCTTTTGTTTACTAATGGATTTCTTTTGTTGAATACACTTTTAGTACCTACAAAAAACTTACCGTCTGCTGGGTCTGTGCCTACAAATACTGCTGGAGCACCGTCCCATTTTGTTGTTAAGTTGAATTTTGTTTTTGCACTACCTTTTAGCATTTCATGGAAACTGTGAAGATATTGTATTGCTTGTTTACCACCTGGTAATCCGTCATTAAAAATTAAATCTTCTAAATGTTCAAGGTGAGTGTTTTTGCTTTCATCTAGTCTATGATGAATTACACATTCAGTTAAGTACCCTTTAGTAAGATCAACTGCTCTCATTAATAACTCGTATCTATTTTTTCTATTCCTGAATCTGCAGGATCTAGTGTAGTTAATTTTTTCTTTTGCTTACCTGATAGTTTTTGTGGTACAAGTTTAACACCGTTAATACTGATAATTTTTCTACTAGGAATACCTGTTGTAGTTGATTGTTTTGGATTGTCTGGATTGAAGAATCCTTTTATTTGTACATCTGGTACTCCGTCGCCGTCCGTGTCTGATGTAAATTGTATAAACTCACCAGTTTTTAAAACATTATCGCTAGTTTTCCATTGTATTTTGTCACCAGGTTTAGGTGGTTGGACGCCATATACTTGCTCCCATGTAGTGCCTTGTTGTTTATTAGTTCTACGATTTTTAAGAAAGTTATCAAATTTACCACCTGCTCTGGCTCCAAGTGTTGCCATGCCTTTTACAAACCAGTTGTCGTCTTGATATCTGGCGGCAACACCTGCACCTGGTTTACTTTGATTAGTGGCATCCCACCATGCTTTAACATCTTCCCATCTTTTAAAGTTTAATAGGTTCTTTATTCTTGCTGATGTGTTTTTTTGAAATGCTCTCCTAGTAAAAGAAGGATCTGCAGGAATAAAATCTTGTTGCCTTTCGTCATATACATAGAATATATTGGCTTTATTATCTATATAGCCTTTATACGGATAGCCGTCAACTTCGAATTCTACATGAGAGTATGCTGGATCACTAACAATGCTTTTCCATTTTTTAGCAGGTGCTTTTTTTTGATAGTCTGATAAACTATCTTCTTCGCGTAATATGACTTCGTTAATCTTCATTTGTTTTGGACCTTGATTCTTTAATAATCTGGACGCCCTTAACAAATCTTTCAGGTCTATTGCCTTTAATAGAATTTATCAGACGTCGTTGAAGATCTAACGCCTCTGCTTCGTCAAAATTTTCTTGTATTAATTCAATAAGATTTAAGGCACTTTTAATAATATGATTGCCTCTAGACTCAATTACATTTAATTTGTCTCTTTCTGAAACTATTGAGTTAAGTTCTTGTAGAATTGATCTGTGATTTAAGGACATTTTATCTCCGTTTAAGCATATTTATCTAAATTACTTCTTCTTGAGGAGATTCCTAAGTTCCAAACCTTGTTGTACTATGTCGACATTGTCGTCAGTTGCGTCTTCGTCGCTTCTGATTGCTGATGATCTTTTAAGTGTTTCGGTCATAGTTATCGTATTAATAGTGTCATACGTCTCTTCATCTTCTTCTAAATCTTCAATTCTTAGTGTTTCTGGGTTGAATTTTAGGTCTACTTTACTACCAACACCGCTACTAGAACGTGTTTTCATAAACTGTATTTGATATCTACCACGTTCTCGCATGGCGTTGCTTGTAAAAATACCCACAACATTATCTGCTGTCTGTATTTTACTAATACCACCTGCAATATGACTGTGATCAAATTCTATTTCTTCCACAGCACCCCTGTTCAACTGCGATGCTGTAACTAATAACACATTTAATTCAACTGCTAAGTTACGCAATTCTTCTGATACATACTTGTCTTTAATAAACAAGTCACTCGGACTAACTTTTCCGCTAATTGGCATCATCAAATCCAAGTAATCTACCAATAATGCGTCTACTTTGATACCTGTTTGTATCTCATATTCTCTCAAAAACGACCTAATATCATTGGCATTTACACCATTGCTCATCTGTTTTATGCGGAATTTACCTGCACCTTTACCTTTCATACGCACTTTTAAGTCCACATCATCCATGTTTTTCATGACATCTCTGGTGGCATATTCACTAACCATAGCATCAATACGCATACTTGACAGTTGTTCACTTAATTCTAAACTAAGATATACAGTATTAAGTCCTGCTTGACTCCAGTTCACACCTAAGTTTTGTAAAAACAAACTCTTACCTGCACCTGAGCCACCTGCAAATACTGTAAGTTCTCCTCTATTAAGTCCGCCATATAACTTTTGATCAAACTTTTTCCAGCCTGTGCTGATTGCTCCTGCTTGATCTTTGATCCATTGTAGTCTCTCTTTAGGATTTTCATAGTAGTCTAAACCAAAATCACTTACTAATCCTACACCTGTTGCTTCTTTAATAAGTGCTTCTACACTACCATAGTCTTTGTTTTCTAGTAAGTCTGTGCTGTCTAGTATTGCTTTTTCTAATGCTTTGTGTCTGCAGAATGTCTCGAACTCATCCATAAACCAATTCATATGGCTTTCATGAACATCCTCTACTGGCTTTAATTCAATACCATTTACTGCTTCGAGTTGTTCTAATGTTGGAATACTGTTATATTTGTTTGCATGATCTTTTAAGAACTCTACTGCTTCTCTGTATTTTCTGTTAAACATGTAAGGTTCAACAATATTGTTCACCCTTACAAATACATCAGGATCTGTAACTAAAAATCTTAGAAACAGTTCTTGTATATCTTCGCCGTATTCTTTTATATCACTCATAACATTTTACTCTGTACTTCAATCTTAATTTTATTTGCGACAGTATATTTAATTATACTAGACAATGTCAAAAGTCTGCCATATTTGAGTACCGCATCACCTACATCTTTGATGTCTGTGTGCCAAGGTGGGAAACTAACTTCCCACCCTAGTTCAGCGGCCTGCCTTATTAAATCTTTACCTGGTGCATCTCTGTCCGGGCAAAGTATTACTCTTTTATTTAACGAATTTATCTGTTGTATTTGCCTTTCGTTCATGGTATTACCTAGTACACTTACGCCATCTATTAGTATAGCATCAATAACACCTTCTGTTACAACAACAATTTCTCTATCTGAATAAATGTATTTGTCTATGTTAAACACATATCCTGCTTGACTGTTGTTAATATACTTAGGTGTTTCTTTTGTAGGTGGATTTATGTGCCTGCCTACATAACCTACTACTTCTTGGTTGTAGTAAAAAGGAATAATCAGTCTATTTTTTAACATAAAGTCATCGCAAATAAACAAATCATAATTTGTATCTAACAGTTTTCTTTCTTTTGCATACAACATTATTTTTTCATGTGTTTCGTTGTATGGTAATTGCGGAACATCTCTTACATTTATTACATTTGGCAATTCTACTGGTTTGAATTTTTCATAACTTATAACAATATCGTTACTTTCGTTATCAAACTCTTCTATTTTCATTAGTTCTAGTACAAGTTTCTTTACACTTTCGTTAGTTGCACCTAACTTTACTGCAAGGTCTTTGTATTTTTTACCAATCTTTTTGCTAGGACTCCAGCCAGTTGAGAAACCGCAGTTAAAACAATTATATGCAATCTTAGGACCTGTAGAGATTATGCCTGCTCTGCCTCGTTTATCATTGCACATAGGACAATTAAAAGTCACCCAACCTGCAGGTGTCTTTTTATGTTTGTGAGGCAAGTGAGTTGTCAACAACTCATGTACCTGTTGTATTGCGTCAGAGTGCTCCATTGCTGTTATTATACTAGATTATATGTATGAAGTCAAGTTAAAATCTATCAGTTTTATGTCTTGTGCATACTTGTCTAGTACTCGGTCTTTCATGTTGTTATCAAATGCTGTTATGTCATCTAATTCATCTGCTGGAATATGATAGTCGAGTATGTACTTGCTTGTTATGTTAAATGTTTTATGCAAAAAATTACTTACGTCTTCCAAATGTACAAATTTATCAATTAGTTTTATGTCTTCTTGGTATGTTCCTACAAACGATGGCTCGTGGTAGAATAAGTCACTGTTTACATAATCACTAAAAGTGATATTTTCATACATGTCTTTTTGTATTACAGCCTTCCACCTAAATATACTGCGTTCTCTAGTAAATGGATTTCTCACAAACATAATATTTTGTAAATTACTGTCATACTCGTTAGTGTCCAATACATGATTAGGTGCGGCATAATCTAATAATTTGTTTTCAAATAATTTCTGTGCTATCCATCTGGTCCCACATCGGGTAGGAAACACACAGGCATGAATGCCATTGTTCAATTTATGCATATTGTTATTTAATTTCTTAAAAGAATTTTATCAAATGATCCTGAATTGGTCGGACCAGGGGAGTATTTAAATCTTAAGTAATTGAAGTTGCCTGTGAAACTGTAATAAGTTATACCAGACACATTTGCCATTGGTATTCTTTCTAAATTGTTTACTACAGGTACACTTGCCCAATTTGAATCATCGCTTGATGGTGCTTGTAAACTTAAACTACCTTCCACAAAAACGTTTCCTGTGAATTCGGTTGAGTATATACCTATGGTGTGGGTAGCATCTCTGAAGTTCTTGTGTTGATTGCCTTCGAATGAGCCACTTGTAAATACATTTGCAACATCGCCGTTATCTGTATTACCGGTTTGATTCCACACATTTGCAATCTGTGTTGCTACTGGAGTAGGATTTGCATCATTTTTTACTATTAATGTGCAGAGTATTCCGTTGTTATAATCAGAATAGATTGGAGTCTTAGTACCATCGTCTGCAACATTTTTAAATGAAACTTTGTATTGTCCTTCCACTAAAGAATTCATATCTTCTTCTGACAGTTTGAGTTCTGCTGTACCTTTATTAAGACCAGGTACTGCAAACCTTGTTAATACTTTTTCGTTAGTAGAGTATTTGATAATATCTGCTTGTATATCATTATTATACACATTTTCTTTTTTTCTATCTTGATTTGTGATATTGATGTACACAATGTTGTCCATACCTTTGTGTACTATAAATTCTTTTCTGTTCATACTTCTGTTATCCACATAATAATTTTCCTGTTTCTTTACAAGATTCAGTGTGTTTGATTGATACATTAATAGTGTTAAATTGCTCATACATGTTCATTCCTTATAATGTATTTATCTACAAAGGTATAAATAAAAATATGCAGGACCAACAGGAAATACAAGAAAAGTTTCCTTTCTTTACTATGCTTACATATGGTGAGAAGGAATACTTTGGTATAGTTCAAAATCAAGACAATGCAGTCACATCTTTCTACGATTATAATGTGCTAGTAGCACCTGAAGAAAAGAAACAATTTGTAGAATTAGGCGAAACATGGTGGTGGGAAAGTAATCGGCAAATTCCAATTGATGTGTTTTTATTTAATGAAATGCGAGAGTTTAGGAATTGTTTAAAAACATTCAATAACAAAGATATAGATATCATATTTGGTCCAGTGACCAGCATTCATAATCTAGTTAAGAAAAGAATTAAAAGAAGAACAATTCAATTAGTCAAGAAGGCTGACTAACTTATTTAATTGAACAATTATAGCCATTGCGTAACTATATGCGTGAGACTTCTTAAAGGAGTACGTTTCGTTGTCACCTTTAATCCATACTTCCTTTTCAATTTCACTCCAACTTTTACCTACAAGATATCTTTTACCGGGCCTTATCATTGCAAGTATCATTGCTAGTTGATCAATGTTTGTAGGTTTGTGCTGATTAACAATATCAAAATGATTACTAATATGAAATAGTTGCTCTACAATTTCTTTAGCACCAAATAAATCCCAAACAGGTTCTTGATTACATAACCTATCCAACTCTTGTTCTGATTCTATATTGTTGTATACACTATTGTTCAGTACATCCAATTTAAAATAACCCAACTCATCTGCTTCTTTGTGATCAATATTACTTAATCCAGACACAGGATCATGGGGTATAGGCTGTATATAAACGCCTGTGTTGTGTTTTTCCATACCACCTGGACGTTTGATACTACCTGTGATATTATCTAACACACAAAGCAGTTTATCGCGGTTAGCCATATCAATATCTACATCAAAATCAATCTTCACTGAACAATAAACTCCACTTCATTAGTTTTTCTTTTTTAACTGCCATACGTTTTTGTATTTGCTCATCAGTAACAAGGCCGCCATTTTTAAGTATATCTATCATACACATTACATCGCCTATCTCATCTTGTAATTGTTTATAATCACACGGTTCGTCAAATCTTATCATTTTGCTACATGCCTGAATAAGTTCTGCACATTCCTCCATTGTGATTACTAACATTTCTTCTCGTTTTTTCATATCTCTTTGCCTTTAAATTCTTCTGCAAGTGGGAATATGTTTGCTATAACATCTGCTACTGCATGAGCAATGTCAATGTGCTCTTGCTGGGTACCATTTGCACCACGTAATTCAATATAGTGTATCCAACTACGCAACGTACCGTTAACATACATTCTACTCATTGTATTACCTTCTGGTAATACTGCTCTTGCTTGTTCTTTGGCAATACCGTTTTCTATTGCCCAAGTATATGTTTCTGTTGCTTGTTTAATTAGATCCTCTTGTTTTTGTCTCCATTCTAATTCTAATTCTTCGTTATCTGTTTTAATGCTGTTCTGTCTATTTTTAAGATCTTGTAATCTAGCCTCACGGATTTCAAAACTTAAATCTTGTGTAGGGTCAGCATAACGTTGACTAAACTCTTGGAAACTAAAACTTCTATGACGTAAAATTTGTCTTGCTATATCTCTGGTTGTTTCTATTTCCAAACATGCTGATACCATTTCTAATGGTGACCAGTGTTTGTGTTTCATCAAATACTTCACAAGTTTTTCATTTGTTTCTATATTATTTTGATTGTTTGGGTTACTAACCCTGGCGCAATAGGCTATTAAGTCTAATGCTGAATGTTTGTGCAAAGCATCATTATATGGTGCTTGGCTGTGACTTACTATTTTTACGTTCATAATCCTGACGCCTCCGCTATGTCCTGTACTAGATTAACCTCTTCTGTGTTTTTCAAAAATATTCTTTTCCAAAATCCTGGATCAGCAATATCTTTTATAAGTTCAACTTGCTCACTGTTAAACTTTCCCCATAGTTCTTGTCCGCTTTCGCTTAGGAATAAAAACCATGGAGAAATTTTACCACCCCTTATGTGATAGACTGCTAGTTGCGGTGCTACTTTTCTAAAGTAATCTGCCCAGTCTTCACTTTTCTCTTCTCCCCATGCCTGCATACATTTAACACTTCTTTCTATGCCTCGTTGTGCAGGTTCTTTTTTAATTAATTCTTTTAAGTAAATGTCATATGTAGCATCTTTTGTCCAGTCTGCTAATTTAACACTTTCTCTAATTAACCATTCTGCATAATTATTCGGCTCTAGTAAATCTTCTTTGACCATCTTTCTGCCAAACTTTACAAAACCTGTGTAGTATTTGCTTTCAGCAAATTCCTCATATGTTTTTGTCTTTGCATTATGCATGTTTATTTCATAAAATTTTTGATAAGTTCTAAATGCTAATCTTACATGAGTTAGATCCTTATCTGTATGCCTTCTTTTTTGTGGGCACATATGAGCACTTAGAGTTCTTTCACTCATAAATGTCTTTTTACAATATGTGCAAGTTAAACTCACTTAAATATTTCCTTTATTTCTTTGTCATCAATGCCATTAATTTCTGCTAATACTTTTAAATCTTCTTTAGTGTTAATACTTAGCAATAATTCTATTTCGTCGCTCTTTGCTAACGGAAATATTTCTCTGATTAGTTCTTCAACTTTATCTTTTTTACGTTTTGCTTTAGGTACTTTTACAAAAGGGTGAAATTGACTTTTACCAACACCTGCTAAACACATTAGTTTCCATTGCAGTTCTGGGTGTTTACTGATGTCACTCCAATTAGTATTCATAAACTCGTTTATCATTACAAGATAATGACCAGCAAATTTTCCTTGCACACTACTAGCATATCTTTGCGTCATCCACAAATTCATGCTTTTGCGTTGCTCATCTGATAGATTTGCATAGTAGTTGTAGTCTTTGCGATCTACTGCCGCCATGATATCTTTAATTTGTAGCAGAGGCTTTTTTGCCATTACTCGCCCTCGTATTCAATTAGGGTTTTAACTTTATACCCTTCAGCAACTATTTTAGCAGAGCCGCCTAAGTCTGTCAAGTTTATTACAGCCACAACTAAAATATTTTCTTTAGGCACATTCCAATTTGCATGTACTAATTCTGCACAGGCAAGTGCTGTGCCACCTGTTGCAATTAAGTCGTCGACAATCACAACTTTGTCATCGGGTAATATTTCTGTATTTTTTTGTATCTCTAATGTTGCTGTGCCATACTCTAGTTGGTATTCTTTTTTATAGGTTTCGTTTGGTAACTTACCTGGCTTACGAGCCATAATAAAAGGAACATCCATGTCCCTTGCCAGCGGTGCCCCAAACACAAATCCTCTACTCTCTATACCAATAATTTTTGTTCCTTGAAATGCAACATTAGTTAAGTCAACTAATGCCTTATTAAATGCTAAAGGGTTTTCAATTAGACTAGTAATGTCCCTAAATTGTATTCCTGGAATAGGAAAATCAGGTACAGTCCTAATTGATTGTTTTAGGTCTTGCCAAAATTCTTTCATTAAAATAAATCAATTTGTTCCCACGGAAGGTTGTCTTTTCCGAAGTGTCCATATAACGTGGTTGTAGTTAAATCTAAACTAAACAAATTAAATTTATCAATAATACCTTTTGGTGTTAGATCAACATTTTCTGTAATCCAATCCACTAAGTCTGTTCTTACTTGTCCGTCTGCATATACATACAAACTTGTTGGTTCTACTACACCAATAGCATAACTTAGTTGTACTGTGGCATTATTTGCCTTACCACTTGCTACAATATTCTTTGCCAAGTAACGTGCCATGTAAGCCGCACTTCTGTCAACTTTAGTACAGTCTTTACCTGAGAAAGCACCGCCTCCATGTGGAGCATAACCGCCATAAGTATCAACAATAATTTTCCTTCCAGTAAGTCCAGTATCACCATCTGGTCCACCAATAACAAATCTACCAGTTGGATTTATTAAGAATTCTGTATTACTTAAATCTTGGTCAGAAATTTCATCTCTAATAATTTGCTCAACTCTATCACGTACCATTTGAATACTTACATCATCGATGTGTTGTGTGCTACATACAATTTTTGTAATGCCAGTAGGAGTATTCACATCATCATATGTCATTGTAACCTGTGCTTTGCTGTCTGGGCCTAACCAATCTTCGCCGCCTTCTCTTTCTGCTTGAAGTCTTTTTAGAATTTTATGACTGTAATGTATAGCACTTGGCATATAATCTGGTGTTTCATTACATGCATATCCAAACATAAGTCCTTGGTCGCCAGCACCAAACTCATCTGTGCCTAATGCTATGTCTGGTGATTGACCGTGTAGTTCGTTGTAAACTTTTAAATGTTTCCAGTGGAAGCCTTCTTGTTCATATCCAATACCTCTCACAACATCTCTAACAATTTTTTCAATTTCTGCTTTATCAAACATGTCGCTTTTGTATTCACCTGCTAGTGTAACCATATTAGTTGTTACTAGTGTTTCTACAGCCGCTCTATGTGTTTCCTTGCCATTGATTAAATATGTTGCTACAGCATCTGATATAAGATCTGCTATTTTATCTGGGTGTCCTACACTGACACTTTCGCTTGTAAATTCATATGCCATTATGTCTCCTCTTTTACAAAGATACCATCGACCATTTTGCCTTTTCTATCTTTGATGTCATTGTATGCTACTTCTAAACATTCTTCTAATGTTAATTTATTTCTAGCAAGTATGTTAATCATTACCACAAGCATGTCGCCAATATCATCTCTAATATCATTGCCTTTACATACATTGTCGCTTAGTTCTCCTAATTCCTGTAATAATTTTAACACTTGATCTTTGTCAGTGGCTCCATCAATTAAATTTCTATCATAGTGCCATTGCTCAACCTTTTTGACTAATTCGTCCATTATAGTTTGCCTTCTTTTCGCATTTGTTCACGTATTTTAGTTGCACTTATATCGTGTGTAGCATCATCAAAAACTTCTTGTTCAATTTTATATCCTACATCACGACCATAAGTAATGTTTAACAAGTTTGGTACAACTTGTATTTTTACTTTACCAGCAAATTTATATAAACTCTGTTGTAAGTTTTCTATAACCTCATATGCTGGAAAAGGATTCTTTTCATCTGTTGGCATATCTCTAACCATCAAAAACACCTGTCCGTGTTTTGCTAATGCTCTATCAAATAGTGCTTGGTGCCCAGGATGCCAGGGTTGAAATCTTCCAAGCATTTGTGTTGTGGGTGCTTGGTTGTCCCATATAAATCTTTGTCCAATTTCATAAGCAATTATTTTAGCATCTACATCACCACGTTGTTCGTGTACATTGTAGTCTGAAACATAAGGTCTTTCAAACACTTTATTAGTGTCTTCGAATCTTCCTTCTTTGATAGTGTCTACAAATATTTCATAGTCAGCACTAAAATTATTTCTTGCCTTTTCAAAAGGAGCAACAAAATCTGCGATTGCAATCTTGCCTTCTGCTTCTGCGTTTTCACACAAAGACAACATTCGCTGATTCTGTCTTAGTCTACCTTCTTCAGAGAAGTCCCAATCGTCTGCTTCTTCTCTGACTTTATCTGCGTTGAACCAAGCAACTTTGTCGCCTAAATATTCAACTAGTCGTTCTGCCAAGTATGTTTTACCACTTCCTGGCAGTCCAAATATTAATACTCTCATTTATTCCTCGTTTTGTTCACGTTCCCATTGAGCGTTCTCGTCAAAGTCTAGCAAGTAGTCTTCATCGAGTTCATTGTACTGGTCTTCTGAGTCGTGCCACTTCTTATTTAACCAACCAACTTCTGCATGATAACTTTTACCGGTAGTATCATTTTGATCGTATTCTGCGTCAAGTTCTACCTTGTCATAGTACACTCTATCAATGAATTCGCCCAAATTAGTTTCCACAATGCCCATACCTAATTTGTATTGATCAAAGTCTTCTCCGTCAGTTTCTACAAAGTAACTGGCAAAAGTTCCTTTCTCACAACTGTGAAATGCTAACACTGGTACATAATAATTACCTTCGTCATCTTCCTCATTTACAAGTTCTGGCTCTTCATTACTAAAGTATCCACCTTCTCTACCATACATGTGAATAGGACTAAAACTACCTACTTCATTTTCGTAGTCATAATCATCTTCGCCATCTGCTGGAACTTCGTATACAGTCAATTCTGAATCACCGTATGCACTATTAATGTGTTCTATATCATCACATTCCCACATGTAGTAATCTTCTCTTGGTGCAGGGATTTGCTCTGGGTCGTCATGCTCTGCATTTTCGTCAAGATCTTCGTCGCCGCCCCAGTCATCGAATGATAAAACTGTGTCAACTAATTCACCTTCATCCATACCTATTGTTTTTGTTACAAACTCATTGGTAACTTCGCCTATTACAGTTTCGCCTCCGTAATAACCGCTATCTATTCTAAATCTTCTTTTTGCCATTATTTCTCCTTAAAATACATCTGCTAAATCTACTACATCTGGTATCTTATTTGCTTCTTTAACAAATAATACACTTTTAGGAACTGCCTTTTGTTCTATAGGAGTTACTAATAAATGCCCTGGCTTTAACTTTGGAAAAAACCATTTGATGTCTTGGTAATAATTTGTAATAAATACCTCTTCTATTTCTGGTATCTTATTATTCATAGGATTAAAAACAGGAGTTTTAAATCCTCTATTATTTAAACTTGTAAGAGGTACAATCTCTATTTCTGTGTGATAGTCGTCATCGCAAATTGCTATACTCCAATCCATTGGCATTTTTACTTCATGCCCGCCAATGTTCAGAACAACTGCTGGTGAATAAAAACTTTCTAGAAAAATTAATTCTAGCCAATAGTAGTCATAAAATTCTGGGTCGCTAACGTCTAATATGCAGTACCTGAGATCGTTTATTTGATCAGGCACACTATCTAAATCATAGACATCGTTTTCAATTGTTAGTATATTCATATCTTCTCCGTAAACATAATTATAGCACCTTTATTTAAAAAGTCAATCTATATTTAAATATATTCTATTTTTGTAACCTTGAACGGATACTCTGCTTCTCTATAAAATTTCTTTCTTTCTGTTAAATGTTTTTTACTGTATTTTAGTGTGCTAGTAATATCAAACACATTCACAAAGTCTTTGTCTTTGGCTTTTCTTATACCCCTACCGATACTTTGTATAACTCTAACAAAACTTTTACCAGGCTCAATAAGTACTAAATTAAATATCCTTGGTATGTTGATACCAACTGCCGCAACACCATAAGTAGCAACAATTACTTTGCCTTCTGCTTCACTGACTTCGTCATAGTTTTCTTTTCTTTCTGATTGTTTCATGCCGCCACTTACAAATACCCAGTCTGGATTTTGTTCTATTAACAACTCGCCTGTTTTTATTCTGTCTACTAAAATTAATGTATTCCCATTGTCAGTCATGCCATTAATTAGTTGACTTATAAATGCTATTCTTTCAGGATTGGTTGTTATCCATTTTAGTTCTTGTGCATAGTTACTAAAGCCTACATGCGTATCTACTAACTGTAAAACATTTACTTCTAAGTTAGATAGTACACCTTTGTCTTGTAATTCTTTTGCACTTAATTGACCAATTACAGGACCAATTGTGCTAGTCATTGCAACTGCCTCATGTTGGTCTTTGGGTATTGTTCCTGTTAATCCCCAACGGATTGGCACATTAGAAAACACACTACTAAGTAATTGTTTTAGTACATCTGCTTTTGCTTTGTGTACTTCGTCGATCATAATACATACAACACCGTCAATGAATTCGCCTATATCAAAATCTACTGCTTCTTTGGCTTTAGATTTTTTATGTAAAATTTCTAAACTTTGCCATGTACAAATTGTGTGCGTTTTATTGTATTCTTTTCTGTCGCCATAGAAAACACCAACGTCTAGTCCTAAATGCTTGTAGTCCGCTTCTGTTTGCGTTACAAGGTCCTTATTAGGCACTATCACTATTGTTCTACCATACTTCTCGCATTGATGACTTAGTGCGGCCGTTACTAGTGTTTTACCAGCACCTGTGGCAATCTCTTGAATACATTGTGGGTTTGCTAAAAACTTGTTAATTATTTCTACTTGATAATCTCTAAGTATAATTGGTAATCCTTCTGCAGGATGTTTCTTAGGCCAACTAAATTCTTCATATGTATCTTGCTTTACTTCATCAAAGCCAAAATCCCATTTTTCTCTTTTATCATCAAGTACGACTTCATAACCTAATTCAGTTACTACAGGAATAAGTTGGTCTAAAAGATTCAAATAACTTCTACCACCAACATCACAAAATCTCACATAGCCGTCCCAACGACCTAGTTTGTATGCTGGCATGTGATATGCATATGGCAAGAAGTATTTGCAAGTGTCAGATAGTTTTCTGCGTGTGGCTACATCTAAGTCATGAAACTTGATGTTTACTTCATCTCTTATTTCTAATCTTGTTTGTCTAGCCATAAAGTTTATTATACATTATATATGTGTGTTGTCAATCTATTCATAGTATACTTTTACAAATTTCTATGCTTCTTCTGTTGTATCCTGATTGCGATACTGAGCCAAATCCCAATGAATATCCTGTGCTGTCTTGCTTATGATATGGCAAATAATAATGTAACTTTTCTATAGTTGCTACAGGTCCAAAAACAATTATGTCAACACCGTTGTTGTACAATTCTTTACCTCTTAAAAAATCTTCGTATGATGCAATTTTAATTGTTATAATATTATAGTCCTTAACTATGTCACATACTTCTTTAACATTCTCTGTGTCGTCTGGTAATATAATACACGATATAAATTCTGCTGATTCCTCACAATGTGTTTTAAGAGTTTCGATGTCAATTTTATTATCCTTAAATCCTACAGCAAGTCCTGTGGAATTAGTATTTGATAATGCATTTATTGTGTTCATCTCTGCGTTATTAACAGTAATAACACAATCTTTATGTGCTAACATATTATGTCTAAAGTATTCTCTTGCAGTCATTATTGCTGTAAAGATATCGTTGCTATTGTTAGTAGATTGAAATGTAATATCGAAATATCCTGTTAATGACAGTATATTTTTTCTTATATCAGACACATCAATATCCTTTTCTAGGTTATCATAAAAATATGAAAAGGAAACATTTACTTCTGATTCTAGTACTAATCTGCTTGGTGACTGATGTAATGTTGCAAAGACATTTTTGCCTTTTGCGTTAGGTATTACTTTAATTTGGTGCCATTTGAGATAGGATTTTAGTACATCTTCTAGAGTAGACTCAACAGATTCGTCGAGTGATAGTACAAATTTTTTGTTGTCTTTGAGTTCGTGTATTGATTCAAGTAAGTCATCTAATATATCTAAATTGATATATCTTCCATACCTGCTGTCCTCAATTTCACTATGTGTCCTATCTGCCATTGTTTGGTGTCTAATCCTTTCATTATACCGAGATACTTATTTCGTAACAAACCAAATTGATTAGCCAATGATGTTAGTGTAACTACTTCATCATCACCGTCAACATATTTGTCTGCATCTCTTGAGGTTAATTGTCTGTTGTAACTTTCTAAAAAGTTTCTAAATACTTTACTGCGTGTTTTACGCAATTGAATGTTTATGTGTTCTAGTATTGCTTCTATTTCTTGTAATTGGTTGAATCTGTGTTCAGTAATGCCGGGTAATGCGGCACTATTACGTTCCACATTACCTCTGATATAACACTCTTTTTTTGCCTCTTCTAACTCTGCTTCAAAGTAGTCTATTGCATCTACTATGTTACTTAAATTATCAGAAACTTTGTTATACCATCCTGCCATTACTAATCCCAGTCTTCCTCTTCGTCGTCATCGTCTTGATAGTCCACTTCAAAATATTCTTCTATGGCTTGACGCAGGTGTTTATCGCATTCGTTTATACCTACTTCGTCATAGTCAACCATTCCGTGTTCATCAAAAACTCTAACTAAGTTTGCACAAACCTCGTCACGTTCTTTCACGTTTACAGAAGGCTTGACACATTCCCAAGTCTCAATTATTAATGCTAGATCTACAGTCATTCAACATTCTCCTCGTATACTGAAGGGTCGTCAATTTCATTCTCATCAATATCGTCATCGATATCTTCTACTACTGCTTTTGGATTTTGACCCCATTCATCTATAATTACCTGAAGTTTATCTCCAGTCCAGCCTTTTCTGAACTCTTTGATTTCTTCACCAGTAACAGGAGATACATAGGATAGTTTGTTACCAACTTTTTCCACAATACCTTTTGTTTCTAGCATTTCTAGTAATCCGCTGTATGGGTCCATGCCAGTTTCATAAGGAATCTTAATTTGTACACCTTCAAAAGGTTTGCTGTATCTTGACTTCATCACTTTACATGCCGCTCTAATTCCCTGTACAGTTGACACTTTGTTACCATCTGCATCTTCTTTGAGTTTTAGTTTTTTGATAGCAACTACTATACTACTTGCATACACAAAGCCTTGTCCGCCACTGATTTTATCATCTGGATCAAACATATCCTGTGATGCATAAGTGTGGTTAGTACACACTAAGCCGATTGGGTATGGTGCTAATTGGTTAACAGTATTTCGAACCAATGCTGTAAGAGCCTTTGGCTTACGACCCATGTCACCTTTCATGTCACCTTTTTGAAACTGATCTACATCTGTAGGGGTTAGCAACATACCCAAACTGTCCACAACAAACAGTAACTTAGGCATTTCGTCATACTCTAAATCACCGTAGTTTGCTTTATAGTCTTTCATAAACTCTGAAATAGATTTTGCTACATCATCAATCATTGACACACTAATCTTTAATAGTTTTTCTGGACTAGTGTCAACGTTTAATGCTTTGAGCCAATCTTCATCAAGAGCATTTTCTGAATCAAATAACACAACTTGACAGCCATGGTCTTGTGCGTTTCTGACTAAATTACCTGAACAAATAAAACTTTTACCTGAACCGGACTCACCAGCGAATACACTAACTTTACCTAGTGGTACGCCTTTGTTAAAATCACCACTGATCAAATAGTTGAGTGTGTGGTTTCCTGTGCTGATCCAATCTACTGGATCGTGAAAACCGGCACTAATACCACTAATACTTTTAGTGATGCCGGTTCTAAATTTGCTTAAATCAAATGGTTTTTGCATTTTATACTCCGTATATATTCCTTTCTTTTAATTCTTCGACTAGTTTCTGTGCCCATCTCTCATGACCTGCTTCATTGGCATGGCCTCCGTTAATTTTAACTTCTGGAAATTGACCGTTCATAATCCAGTCCCAATAACTTGTTTCCATATAATTGTTTTTATCTATTGCTTCAAATAATGATTTATCTATAGGGTGATCACCAGACCAAAATTTTACGTCTTCGCCTTCTAGTGGTGCTTGATCTTTTGTGTTAGTCATTACGTCAAACATTAGATATGGAATGTTATTATTTTTGCATATATTTTCACATATATACAATGTCCTATATTTCTGTGCTAATAAGTCGTCTGCTAAACAGATAGGCAAAAATTGTTTATAAGTATTATATCTTTCTGTGCCTTCTGTCATATTTGGTGCTTTCCAACTGTTCACTAAATTGTAGTGATACGAACCGTTGTCTTCAAAGCCATCTGCATATTCAAATCTACCTAAACAAGTCCAGCCTAAAATTACTAAGTCTGGTTTAGGATTGTTTGCTAGATGCTCGACTAACAATCTTTCAGTTCGCATAATACTAGCACCAGGTTGCCCTAGATTAACACATTCATCTATTTCTAATAGTTGTCTTAGTTTCTCTGGGTAAGCCTTGTAAATTGATTCAGGTCGATTATCGCCTTCGCCGTATATTTCTGAACCAAATGTGTGGCTATCACCTATTGCTAATAATGTACTCATTTTTATTCCTTAAAAATGTAGCCATACTAGATCTTTGAAGTAAACAGGACCAAGTATTCAAATCCCTAAGTATGGCTACCGGTCATCAACAATTACTGTTGACGATTCCTAATCATCTGCAGGATGTCATCTGCGGATGCTTTACCAGTTTCATTAGAAGTGTTTTCGGCAGAAGCACTTACTGTTTCTGTTACTGGTTCAACTGCCGGTGCAGGTGCTACAGGCTCAGCCGCTGGTGCTGGTGCCGGAGTAGTTTCTGCTACTGGAGTTGCTGTAGCCTGAGCCGGTGCTGAAGGTGTTTGTACCTTAGCAGGTGCGGCCTGGCCAATAGGTCTAAAAAAGTTACCGTACTTATCGTTGTCGTAAAGTTCGCCATTTACAGAATCTTGGAACATGTTGTAAATAACATCTACTTCCTCTGCTGTCGGCTTCTTAGGTAAAAAGTCTTTAAGATCAAATAACCCATGTGTATCAACTGCGGCAAGTTCATTCTCATCTAATGATCTTTCTTTTCTTGCCCACTTACTTGTTGAATAGTCAGCATACTGACCTTTTGTGGTTTTTGTCAATCTAAAGTCTGTACCGTTGACGTAATCTGTTGGAATATTTTCCATATCTGGGTCCATTAATGCACCCTTGATAATGTTGAATATTTGAGGTCCAATAATGAATCGCCTAATTGGATTCTCTGGAGTTGTGTCCTCTTGTAGTGGACTATCTACTACATACCCTTGGAAAATGTAACTTCTCTTTTTCCAATACTTACGACCCATATCTTCTAGTGAAGGATCTTTGAACCAAGGTCTGATTTCGTTATGAACCGGACATTGTTCTCCCCACATTTCCATACAAGGTACTTGTACAGTTGTAGGTTTCATATCACCACCCTTTATGCCAGGGAACTGTAAACGAATCATTTGTCGTTCAGTCCAAAAGAATGTGTTATTGGGGTCTCCGTCTGGAAGAAATCTTAGTGTTGCACTAGTGCCCTCTGAGATGTTCCAAAATGGGTAGATAGCATTATCGCCACCTGTTTGTGAACCGCCTGGTTTAGTATCCATTGCGGCTAGTTTTGCTCTAATTTCAGCCAATGTTGCCATGTTTTTCTCCTTGTTTGCCATGTCGTGTAAACATAAATTCTTACACTTGTTTGCCTATTATAATGCCTTTTGAAGTTGAAGTCAACCTCTTTTTGCCATGTTATGTAATCTAATTTAAAATTTCTTCTAAATTAACTTTACTCTAATATATATCAGATTTAACAGATTTTGTTTAGTTTTTCGGTAAAATCAACAAATTCTACTAAATCTTGGTCTATATTACTTTCTACTTTCTCGTTTACTTTACTGATTAATTTCTTAACCATGTTTACAGTAAATTCGTCAAGTTTCTGATCTTTCAGAATCTTAACTGTTGTGTTGTTGATAAATTCTTTTAAAATCTTATCATCAATGCTTTCACTAATTGTATTTAATTTGTGTGCAATTTCAGATTTTTTATTAGGAAATTCAACAGCATCTTCGTTAATTGCTGGTACACTAAATCTATTATTTTCAATAGAATTTTCAATGTATTCTGCAACTGAACGTTGAATATTAACTAATCTATTAATGCTAGGAAATGCAGATTGTACAGTATTGTCAACATGCTTTTCTGTGAATAAACTTGATAAATCTTGTTCATCTTCGCTTAATGTTAATGTGTTCATAGCATCAATTGTATCTACTGCTTTAGCATATGATTTTGCTCCACTTAATTGTTTTAAGTTTTGTCTCATTGTAGATATTGATTCTTTTGCTATTTGTACATACTCGTTGTTTTCTTCATTAACTAAACCTTTTCTGTCTACATATCTAACAAACTGTGATAAGTCTGTGATATTTTGTACCATTTCATTAATGGAATGACCTACTTGGTCAAAAGGATTACCGCCGTTATGTACGTGACGTGCCATTGCTCTGGCACCTGCTAAACTTTTATGAGGTAGTGCAAATCTTTCATCTGCACGTTGTATAAAGATTTTAGATATTTGTCTGCTACGTGATCCACGTACTTCTTCGTTGACAGGTTTAGTATGTCTTACAACTATTTTTACTGCGTCTAATGGTTGGTAACTTGTTTTGGTGCTACCATACATTTTTCCTAAACTTGCTTCTGTAACTTCTGATTTCACTTTATACTCATCATGTTTTGGTGTTATATTTTTGCCGTATATTTTATATTTAAAACTGTATAATCCGTTATGGGCAATTTCTTTTACACCTTTATGTATTTTATTTATGATGTCTTCGTGAACAACTTTAGATCTACTTAACTTAACTTCTTTTTCTTCTGGATCTATAGTGACCATTAAGTTTGGATCACTGCTATAGAATCTCTCTGCATCTTCGACTTCTAATGTATCGTTGCCCTGGTCGTCTTTTAAAGTCAGTTTTAAACCATTACCTTTAAGGAAATCAAATAGTTTACTGTTAATTTCTGCTTTGTTGTTCATACTTATATTTATCAAAAAAACTAATTATAAAACACCTATTGGCATAGGACCACTGTAATCGTCATCATCGCCTACACTGGTTTCTATTTCGTCATATATAGCATCTTCGTATTGTGCTATGTACGTTATCATTCTAACTGCTACTAATGTAGCCATAATCAAGTCGTCACTGCCTCCTGGTTTTGCCGCAAATGTTGTACCACGTGCTACAAATTCTTTTAATTCTCTAATAATGTTCTTACTACGCAATTTGAGTTTACCACTTTCTATAAGTCGTTTCATTGCTAAAGCACCTTCCATTTTATTTTTATGATGTGTGTGGTAACCCTTCCTGCCTTTTTTGCCTTGTACTTTGTTAGGCTCATGTAAGAATGTGCCAGGGAAACTTTCTTCGCCCGTGTCTCTGATCACTACTAGTGCCGCTTCACCAATAGCATTATTTTCCACAGTCCAATATATTTCTGATGCACCTTCGCTTTTTAATTCTAATGCTATATCTCGTAGTAGTTTTATTTGTCCTTCAATGGGCGTTTTATTGTGTTGCCATTCGCACACTTGATTCATTGTAGGTAAATCATAGCATACTATAGCCGCATTGTCTCCGCCTGTGCCTGTGCTAGGATCAAGTGTTATTACATATATTTTATTAGGGTCAATGTTTTGGTACCAACGTATTTGTCCACTACGTCTAATTGGGTCAACACCTTTCATGTCAACTAATTTAAGAGAGTCTATAAGTGTTTCGTCGTATATAATAAATTCACATTCGTGTTCACGTCTAAATCTTTCTTCGCCAATTCTACTACGTTCTGCTTTTGCCCAAAGTTCATCTCTGTCTGGATGCTCTTGCCAATTAACACGGAATGCTTTGAATCCATTTGTGCCTACGTCTTGTTCTTCGCCGTATTCGTCTACTTGTTGTATTGCTTGATGCCATATATTAGCAAATGTGTCATCGTCACTGTTAGGTGTGCTTGTAACAATACACTTACCGCCTGTACTTAATGTTGGTGATAGTGCTGTCCAAAATTCAGCCGCGATGCGTGGCGGTACGAATGCAAACTCATCTAAGTATACTAATGAAAGTGACATACCCCTACCGGTATTTTCAGTTGTTGTAGCACTAACTATCCTACTGCCATTGTCAAAACTCAAACTACCTTTGTTGTATTCTGTGACACCTGCTCTAATATGATCAGGCACACTTTCGTATGCATACCTAATACGTTGCATAATCTCTTGGGCACCTGTGTGTTTATGTGCCGCTACAAGTATTGTGCTGTCTGCTACAAACATTGCATACCAAAGTAAGTATGCGGCCGCACATGTTGTTTTACCTGTCTGTCTAGGTAACATATTGATGCTGTAACGATATTGAGAGTAGGTGTGTATTAACCTTTCCTGGAATTCGAAAGGTTCAAATTTTATACCACCTTTTGTAGGATGTTGTATTTTTACAAAATGTTCCATAAAGAATGCTGGACCACTTATCGGGTCCATACAATTTTGTAACTCAACGATTTGTTCTTCAGAAAAGTTTTGCTTTGCAAATGCTCGTTTGGTTAAACTGTAATCCTGCGTTCCTTTAGGCATACAGTTATTTATATGGGTTTTGGGTTAAAAAAAGTGTTTACAGGCTTTTGTAACGGTTCATTAAGGCGTTTAATATTTCTTTTTTATCTCCGCCTACTGGATCATATCCCATTCCTTTTGGTTTGAGACTTATTACCATAGGCTTCTTTTCGCCTTCGTCATCACCGTGTTGATCGCAGTCTTCACATTCACACTCATCACCAGGCTTTCCACAACCATCACACATATCATCTGCGTACTCGCCTTGCTTTGGTTCTTCGTCGTGATCATGTTCTTCTGAATCTTTACCTTTAG